CGCCCGTCACAAGGCGGGCCGCACATCGCGGCCCTCCGCGCCGCGGAGCACGCAGTGCTCCGCGGCGCGGAGGGCGGTCGAGCGCTCGCGCGGGGCGCGCAGCGCCCGGGGCGCGGCCCGGGGCGCGCGCCGCGCGCGCCGCAGGCGGGCGCGCTGGGCGGGCGCACCGCATCGTCGGCGGTGCGCCGCAGCGCCCAGGTGGGCGGCGGGGGGACACCACCGGCACCGCCTGACCACGCTACGCGCTGGGCGCGCAGCGCCCCGGCGCGTTAGATGGGGGCGGGCGCGTCGCCAGCCGTGGCCCACAGGGGCGGCGAGGTGCTCACCATCGTCACCTCGCACTCGCAGGTGAGCAGGCCAGCCACGCGCCGCGCCTCCCACTCGGTGAACGGGCCAAGGATGGCCTGTGGTCGGTGGTCGCTCTCCACCGGACGACGCCACTCGTCAACGAACGCCGTGGCACTCCCGTCCCAGCACAGGATCACGTACGTGACGCGCGGGGCCACGCGTGCGAGACGGTCGAGGCGTTCGATCGTCTCGGCGGCGTGCTCAAAGGGGTGCTGTTCCAAGGGGAAGTTGTCAGTCATCGTGTCGTTCCAAGCTGCTCGGTGGGTGGTAGTGGTTCCAAGGGTTCCAAGGGGCGTGGCTCCCACACTGCGACGTGAGCGTGGGCGATCTTGAAGGCTCGGCGGATGGCCTTGATGAGTTCCAAGCGATCCACTTCCAAGGCATCCAGGGGTGCGTTCCACTCAGGCACTGGTGACTCGTTCCAAGACGGCGCGCACCTCGTCAAGCGTTACCACGTCACTCCACTCTTCATTGTTGACGCGGTGACTCCACAGCAGGGTGATCGCGATCGGGCAGACCAGTTCCAAGGGCTGCACGTCGGCCTCTTCGGCCTGCTCGTACAGCGGCTCGGTCAGTTCCAAGTGGTTGTCGGTGTCGATCAGCACGTCGAGCACGTCGTCCCAGCCAGCACCACGCCAATGTGGATTGACCATGACGAAGTTCTGCAGTGCTGCGGCGCACTCGGTGGGCATGTTCTCGCGCACCCAACGCAGTTGGCCCGATGGGGATGATGCGTCCCACCCTGAGGAACGCTGTGTGTCACCGGTCACGGTCCATCTCCTTGCCGTCGAATCCGTCCTCGAAACCTGCCTTGAAGTCAGCGAACGTCCCGGCCTTGGCAGCGTCTGCGAAGTCCCAGCGCGGGTCATAGGTGTCGTCCTCGCGGCGAATCTGGCCGCAGGCGTAGCCAGCCGTGTAGTCGCTCATGGCGTCACCACCGGAGTCTGCGTGCGGGTGCGGGCGAGCATCGCCGTGTAGGACTCACCACGGTTGCGGTGCATGTGCTGCTCGGCCGCTGCTTCCTCGGCTGCGTTGTCGGCCATGCACTCTGCGTACTCGTCCTCGTACTTCCACGGCTTCTCGACCATCAGGACGATGTTGCGAGCCGTTTCGTGGTGTTCCAGCATCCAGTAGGCGAGGCGCACCACCTCGTCGTGCTCGTTCCACCAGCGGTCTGGAAAGAAGTCAGTCATGATCGAATATCTCCTTGGTCACGTTGATGCCAGTTCGGTAGATGGCAGTGATGGGGAGCATTCCGATGCAGGAGAGCCAGAACACTCCGAAGCAGATCACGTAGGCCTTGAAGTCAGGCCAGGTCGCCATCGCAGCGAACAGGATGCGAAGGCTGATGAGGCATAGGGCGATAACGGATGACCACCACAGCCACGGGTGGGAGCCGCGCGCCCCGGCCACCCAGCGGCTGAACCGCCGCCAGGGGCTGGGACCACGGGGTGGTGCCGGTGGTGACGATGGGTAGATGGGCGGGGGCGGCGGTGCCGGGGTGCTGTACTGCACCACCGGCACCTCGGGCCGCGGCGTGGTCGTGAGGCTCTTGGCCTTGAAGGGCGTGGTCATGATGCATCCTCGCCAACGAGGCCAATCATGCCCTCAACCTCGTCGTCCTGTTGCTGACCTGTGTAGTCAGTGACGACGTAGGAGTCGGAGTATTCGAACTCGTACTCGGTGAGCACGCCTTGGTTGTTGCGGGCGTAGTCGTTCGCCTCGTTGAAGCTGTCGAACATCGCACCCTCGTCGCCGTCGATGGTGACGGTCCACTTGTAGACGTTCATGATGCGCTGATCCACCACTCCTGGGCAGGCTCGCTCTCGCCCTCGTTGTAGCGCTCCACCTTGTACTCGGCCTGGTTGGCAGAGGCGAACACCCAGCCGACCATCATCTGGACCGCCTCGGCTGGGCTGGTGGCAGTGAACGTGTTGCGGATGACCACGTCGTACTCCTGCTCGTCATCCTCCCCTGAGGTGTCGAGTGTGTCATCGGACACGGTGTACTCGTCGCGGTCCTGGGTGTCGGTGTAGCTCTCACGGTCCTGGCCCTCGGTGCCTTCCAGCGGGACGCCATCGACCGTGGCGACTCCGTCGTCATCGATCATGAGCACGCTGCCCACTGGCGTCTCGCCCTTCGGCTGGTGGTCGCGGTGGGCGATGCCCCGGACGTAGTCCACGAACGCTCCACAAGTGGGGCAGGCGTCGAGCGAGGCGTCGAAGTAGTACGAGCAGTGGTCGCAGAACCAGCCGTCCTCGGGCAGCGGGCCGGTGATGGTCACCGTGCGGATGTCGCCTGCGTTGGGCAGTGCGACCACCTGGGTGCCTTCCTCGACGTTCATCGGGTTGGTGAGCCATTCGACGTACATGTCCCAGGCCTGCTGGCGATCGCTGGCAGCGAACGTGGCCGACGTGGTGAAGCTGTACTCGCGCTCGGGAGCGATCATCGCGTCCTGCGCTGCTCGCCACTCGTCAAAGCCGAGACGGGTGTCGCATGTCGCCACGGCACGCTGCCAGGTGGCGTATTCCTCGGTGACCATGTAGTACCCGCTCATGACCAGGTCGCCTTGTGCCCGCCGAAGTCGACGTTCTTGTAGCACCCTGCCTGGTAGGCCACCTCGCCCACCTCGTCCATGTACACGTCGGTCTGCTCGCCCTTGACGAACACCTTGCTGCCCCGCACCATCTCACGGGTGACCGTGTAGGTGTCGTTGGCGGTGAGGCTGATCCGCACCCGGTAGCCGTGGCCGACCGGCAGCAGCAGGTCGGGGTAGCGCTCGTCGTCCAACGACGGCACCATGATCGCCCGCATGCCGCTGATCGCCATCAGGTTGCCGACGCCGATCTGCTGCAGCGTCTGCTGCGGCACCATCTCTCGCTCGCTCATTGTGGTTGGTCCTTCTCAGTAGTGGGCGTGTCGCCCGGTGTGTTACTCATGCTAGCACCCGTGGGCACTAATGGGCACTGTCGTCGTCTGGAAAGTCGAGTGTGTCATCCGTCACCAGGCGGAACTGCGAGAGCAGCGAACCCAGCCACGCCTGCCCCTCGGTGAGTGGAGGCCAGGTGTCACCGCATAGGCAGATATGGGCATCACGGTGCCCAGCCACCCGTGAGCAGAGGTGGTGCCAGATCGTGGTCACCGGCTCGTCCTCGCTGCTGGGGATCACGGTCTGCCACTCGCAGTCACACTCGCTCATCATCGCCGCACCACCGATACGAAGCAGACCACGATGAACGCCATGCATCCGATGCCGAACCACATCACGCACGCTCCGCGTTGTACTCGGCACAGCGCTCGCGCGCCTCGTCCTCGAAAGCGAAGGCGTCGATGACCTCGCCGTCCAACAGAATCAACCAGGGCACCTGGTAGCTCTCGTCGTACTTGACCACGTACTCAACTGCGCTGCTCATGGCTCACCACCCCCACCAGGGAGTGTTGCGCTCTTGGTCGCGCACACGGCGGCACTCGGACTGGCACCACGAACCCTGCCACTGGCTGCGCTGGCCGTAGCGACGGTGCAGCGTGGTCATCTCGGGCAGGTTGTCCGGGCTGATGTGCGGCCAAATGTCGTGCCAGACCACATGCCAGCGGGTTCCCTTGGGCCACTTGATCGTCATCGCGTCTCCCTGGTGGATGGTGACCCGGTCGCCGTACTCCTGCACGAACCAGGCACCGATGGTGTCGATGATGCGCTGGTCGCTCTCGACCACGTCAACGTGAGTGAGCACGTCCAGCATCGCGCCGACCACGCAGCCCATGCCCAGCCCATTGACCAGTCCGGTGGCCTCGGGGAGGTTGGTGCCGTACAGGTCGGAGGCTGCGACGGCCAGGAGGTGATCGTGGCGCTCTGCGGTGGTGTCACTCATCCACAGTGTGTCATCCACCACCAGCTTGGCGTACTCACCCGGAGCGCAGCCACGGCCGTGCATGGCGTATTCCAGGCTCGCCATGAAGGTGCCGAACGACTCGTTCGGCCCTCCCACCGTGAAGCGTGCGACGCGCACGCCGTTGGTGTCGAACTCCGGGCCTCGGTAGGCCAGGCGCTCCATCCGGTTCATCGTTGGTGCGGTGGTGGTCATGACGCCCCTCCTGAGGTGTCGGGTGTGTCATTCGACACAACATTGTCGGGGAGTGGGAACGTCCAGCCCTTGGCAGCGTGTGCATCGCTGCACACTCGGCAATCCGGGTTGCGGGGCTGTTTGAGGATGATGCCCGTGACGGGCAGGCCACACAGGGTGGCCTGCCCGTCGTTGGAGAAGTGGCTCATCACGCCGCCTTGCCCTTGCCCTTCTTGGCAGCGTCGATGGAGGCCTGGAAGGCGTCCATCAGGTTGTCGATGGCAGCGGGTGCCTGGACGGTCGCCTTGGGAGCGCCACCGGCCTTGGAGTCCACGTACGCCTGCACCACCGGAGCGGTGTCGTCGGTGACGATCGGAGCATCGATGCCGATCGCTTCGATCAGGCTGGTCGCCATGCCGACCTCGGTCTTGGTGAACCGGAAGTCGTCATCCAGCGGGATGGGCTTGCGGATGGCATCGGCGGTGAGCACCATGAGCAGGTCACCCTCGTAGGTGAGGATGGCGTACCGGGCCGGTCCACGCATCGCCAGCTGCAGGAGAGCGCCCACTTTGAGCGACTTCATCCCGGCGAACAGGAGCGCGAGCGCCTGGGTGGCGGGGCGGCTGGGCTTGCCCTTCTCGACCTTGGGGCGCACCTGGTACAGCTTCTCGGTGAGGTACTGACCGAAGTCCTTCACCGGCACGAAGCTGATGATTTCCGCCACGCCCTTGGGGGACGTGCAGGCGGCAATCTCGTCGTCGTCCAGTGCGACCCAGGAGCCGTTGGTGGCCTGCGCCATGCGGACCACGTCGGTCTGATGGACGACCTGCTCGGTGTCCTTGCGGATCGGCGCACGGCCGATCGGGACGTTGGGGTCGCCGTTGTAGAACTCCTTGCGGACGACTCGCGTCTCTTCGGTGGCCGTGTACACGCCCAGCTGGATGTTGAGCATCCCAGCGGAGACGGTGATGCTGGTGGTCGCCCGGGTGGGCATTCCAGCGAGGGAGGTGAACATTGGTTGGTCCTTCTTTCGGGTTGTCGGGGACATGCACATTCAATCAGGTGTGGGCACGATTGGGCACTCTTCCCTGAGGTGTCCAGTGTGATACTCGTCACACACTCGGCACCGGTAGGCGACGAGCTTGCCGATGCGGTAGCGCATCTTGACGGTGCCAGCGTTGTAGGCATCGCAGAGAGCCTGCGCCGCCTCCTGGGTCAGGGGGCGCTTGGCGCGGCCACGGGTGGTGTAGTGGTCGCGTGGGGCGAACACCGGAGCCACCCGCCCTTCGCGGGTGGCTCCGATCATGGTCACGGCGTGCCGCCCAGCGCCTGGGCCAACGGATCGTTGGGGTCGGGCATCGGTGCGAACTGCGCCGCCGCCGCCTCGGCGTTGTAGCGGGCCTGCTTCTCGTCTTCCAGCAGCGATGAGCGGATGGTCTGAGCGTTGAGAATCTCATCCGCCGTGATGCGGTGGCGCTCATCGAACATGCCCAGGAAGATTTCGAGCGCCATCTCCACGCCGTGGATGCCGATGTTGCGCTGGATGCGCTGCAGCAGGGCCGTGGACACCGGAATGTTGATCTTCCGGTTCTGATAGGCGGTACGGAACGCCTCGGCCAGGCGGTGCAGGTTCTCGTTCTTGATGAGCGTGTGCTCCACCACGGGGTCGTAGTCCCACAAGATGTGGTCGAAGCGCTGGTGAAGTGACTTGTTCATCTTCGCCATATCCTCGTATCCCTCGTTGTACGTGGTGATGACCCAGCAGTCTTCGTGCAGCCGCACGAACTCGGCCATGACCACGCCGCCCTTGACGATCGCCTTGCCACGGTTCGTGAACTCATGGCGGTGGTCGAGCACCGGGTTGAGGCTGATGGCGTAGCGGGGCGGGATGGCGTTGATCTCGTCCACGTAGAGGATGCCCCCGGTCTGCGCCCACATCTCGACAGTGCCGGGGAGGTGAACGATGCGATCGCGGCCCGTGCGCTCATCGACCATCGACACCGGCTGACCGAAGAAGTCGTAGTCGGTGACACCGGCCGAACCGGACAGGGTGTAGATGGGCATCGGCTTGGGCAGTCCCCGTTCCTCGGACAGCTTCTCGGCCAGCTTCTGGACGATGAGCGTCTTGCCCGACTGCGTCGGACCTTTGAGAGCGAACGAGACGGCGTAGCCCTCGTTCTCGCGGCGGTTCTCGTCACTGGCGTAGGCGAGCAGCGTCTCAATGTCCGACTTGCCGTTCTTCATGGTGCGGCTGATGTACCGGGCGACCTTGCTCCCACGGCCGCACAGCGGGCGCAGGTGGTCGAGGCGCTTGTCCATCGGGTCGGTGATCGGATCGGTCAGCGATGACTTCGCCACCTGCTGCATCAGCTGCTGGGCGGTCGATGCGTCGTCACCTGAGGTGTCGAGTGTGTCATCCGACACAGCCTCTTCGACAGGCTCGGGCAGGTCAGCCAGGACACGGGGCAGCACGTAGGCCACGCTGCCATCGAACTCGACAGTGATCTTGCGGCGGCGCGGATCGGAATCCGGGAACACCTTGCTGGTGATGACGGTGACGGTCTCCCCCATGAGGGGACCCGACACAACCCGGTACTTGAAACCGGGGAGGAGTGCTTCGGCTGCGGCCATGACGTGCTTCCTTTCGGGAGGCGGTTGGGTTCGGTGAGAGAGACATTACACCCGTGGAGGGCGGGATCAACACCTGTGGGCAGAAACGTGCAGGAGCAGGGAGGTTGCATGCTGGTGCCCACGGGAGTACGATCCTTCCCGTGACCACACAACCCGCACCCAAGAAGACGCGCAAGCGCCTTCCACCAACCACCGAGATGGGCCGTCAGCTGATGAAGATGGGCCGCGAGAAGATGGCCGAAGAGGCCGCTCGCACCGCTGAGAGGATGCTCAACGAGCGCACCCAGCGCGAGGAAGCAGAGCTTGCTCTCCACAACCGCAGCCGCAACGTGTCCACCGCCGCCGCCGTGTCGCGAGGACTGCTCGGCAGCATCGTTGGCTCACTCGCATCGGAGGACATAACCCCGTACATCGATGTGCAGCCGGTCGAACTGTTCAGCAGCCTGGAAGCGTGGACCGACTTCCATCAGATCCACATTCGCTACCACCAGGACCCTGATCCCCGGATCATGGCGGCGGTGCTGCGTGGCCTGATGTACCACGAAGGTGGTCACATTCGGTGGACGATCCCGTTCGCTGAACTGCGAGAGATGGCGGGCGTATCTGCTCAGGGGACGGGCGAAGAGATGCGCCGCCTGCAGCGGGCCTGGAACGCTCTAGAGGATCAGCGCATGGAGACGGCAGTCGTCAGCGACTCACCGAACAAGGCTGGGTTCTTCGTCCCGATGGTGATGATGGAACTGCTCAACACGGTCGACAAGGCGACGATGAACTACCCGCTGCTGGTGTGGCGTCGGTACCTGCCGAAGCACATTCGCGACGCCTGCCGCGCCGCCTTCGTGGCGTTCCAGGGTGGCGACGAGCACCTGACCCTGCAGATCGAACAGTGCGTGGACGACTACGTGAAGGCGACCACGGCCTGGCAGATGTGGGCAGCCGTGTGCTGGTTCGCTGAACTGACCAACCTGCTGCAGATGACCCTGCCCCAGGCAGCCGAGACTCACTCCAAGCAGAAGTCAACGCGCCAGGGCGCTGATGGCGAGACGCAGCAGAGTGGTCCCGCCCCGGCCGAGAAGATGGAGATTCCCATCGACCCGACCCAGGACGCCAGCCCAGCCGGTGGTGGCGACGAGGACGAGCAGCCCGCCGAAGAGGCCGGTGGCGAGGCCGGTGGCGAGCAGGAAGGCGAAGGCGAGAGCGCCGCAGCGGGCGGCGAGGGTGGCGAGGAAGGCGACGGCGAGGGTGGTGACGAGGGTGCTGGCGACAGCCCCGACAGCGACGCCACCAGCGGCGAGAGCACGCAGGGAGCAGAGGGCAGCGGTGCCGGTGCTCGCAGCGAGGATGAGGCCAACCATGACCCGCTCTCCCAGGAGATGCTGAACGAGGCGATGGCCCAGGCAGAGGATGACCGGTACAACAGCCGCTCGCTGGATGCCGACGTGGACGCCTTCAACGACGCCCTGGATCGCCGCGGCTCCAAGCTGGGTGCGTACACGCTGCACCCCGAAGAGGACGTGGATCGCCTCATCGCCGCCGACGCGCTGGCTGATGACCTGGTCGGCTCGTTCAACCAGGCGACGATGGATCGCATCCCCTCCTGGGTCGAAGGACAGCGCTCGGGCCGACTGAACGTGGGCCGGTACATGACCCGCCAGCCGGGTGACATGGAGTACTTCACGCAGTGGATGGACGACGACGTGCCCGGCTACAACCTGGCCGTGTCGGTCCTGCTCGACTACAGCGGTTCCATGAGCCGCAGCGCCCAGGACTTGGCCCAGGCGGGCTACGCCGTCAAGACGGCCTGCCAGCGCCTCGACATTCCCTGCACCGTGGTGCTGTGGGATGACGACGCCAAGGTGCTGTGGGATGGCGAGGAAGAGGCCGACATGCTGCCCCGCATCGTCTGCACCGGCAACACCGACCCGACCTGGGCGCTCGCTGACCTGGACAACCAGCGGTTCAACAAGGTGCGCCACCTGGTGCTCATCATGACCGATGGCGTGTGGTCGGGCTATGGCGACCGGACCCTCGCCCCGTACTGCATCGACGGGCGCATGATGATGGGCATCGGCTACGCCCTGGACGACGAGAAGAAGGCGCAGGGCCGTACGGCCAAGCTGATCGGCTACGGCTGCCCGGACGCCTTCCCGATCACCAACCTGCAGGAACTGCCCTGGCTCCTGGAGGAGTACCTCATCCGCATGGCCTGAGTGGCCCACTGGATATGGCGATATGCCCCCCGACCTTCCCCCCGCGAGTGGAGAAGGTCGGGGGGCATCGTCGCGTACCGTGTGAGCCGTGAGCGAGGACCGGATGGAGCAGCACCGCCGCGTGCTGCTGTGGCTCGCAGAGCGTGCCTCTGACGAACCCCTTGTGCCGTGCGGCACATGCCGTCATGACATTGACGACCACCTGGGTGGCCTGAGCATGTGCATGTTCCCGGCCACCATTGGCGCACCGGCCCGCCTATGCCGGTGCGAGGTGTTCGATCTATCGACGGAGCAGGATGACGACGAGGATGATGACGAGCACCAGCAGCAGGAACCCGCCGCCGATGTAGATCCCGTCAGCGAGTAGCGCGGCGAGCATCAATCCCCCGTGGTGAGAGCGAGCCACCCCAGGGACACGCAGGCGAGGCCAGCGACCACCAGGAGCCAATGGAACTCCCAGGTGGTGCTCGCGCGTGCCACCACCAGGCGCACGCATTCGATCACGAACAGGATGAAGGCGACCAAGAACATGACCTCGCCGAAACTGTTGGCAGTCATGATTTCGGCCACTAGGGCTGTCTTCACGGGATATCTCCTTATGGGTTACCGGCCGAAGCCGCGTCCACCCGCATAGGTGCGGACAGGACCAAGCCTCGACGCACTCGGGCCGATGGCCGGAGGCATTGCTCCAAGGCCAGCGGATGTCGCCGGTCCCGTGCGATTCACGGTGCCACCTCCACCCCATCCGCCAGTTGTTCCAACGCCTCGACTCAGGCCGAAGGTGCGCTGTGGCTGGGCCGAAAGACTCGACGTAGAGAATCCACCGACCGAACTGCCCGGTGCTGTTCCAAGGGCCGGAATGGCGGTGCTCGGTGCAGTGGGTGATCCCGATGCCGAGGGGAGCGAGGGCATCTGCAGAGTGGAGCGCGCGGCGCTGTTGGGGGCGAACCCACCGGTCGGCGCAGCAGGCGTAGCTGCCGCCGCGGCCCGAGGTGCCGGTCGGTAGATCGTCATGTCCTTGGTGTTGTAGAGGCCGGTGGTACCCCGAGGCACGGCGGCGTTCTCGGGCGTGTCGGTGATCGTCCGCTGCGTCGCCGCCTTGTACTTGGGAGGGACGTAGGCCTTGTTCTTGATGACCGACCCTGTTCCAAGGGAGGGCTTCAACGTCTCCTTCGCCAGTTCGTACTTGGTGGTGGCGATAGGGGGAGCGCTCGGGCCTCCACCACCTCCACCGCCGCCGCCACCGCCGCCGCCGCCGCCGCCTCCACCGGAGCCACCACCGCCGCCGCCACCCGAGGAGCCACCGCCACCACCGGAGCTACCCGCCTTGAAGGGCAGCCCCTTGACGACGAGCGGGTTGGTGGCGTGCGCCCCACCAGTCCCCCACACACTGCCGACCGTGAGCGTTCCCGTGGAGGGACCACCGCCCTTGGCCTTGTAGTCAGCCTTCTTGCTGCTGCTGGCAGTCTTCACCTTCGACTTCGCATTGGCGATGTAGGACTTTCCCCAAGAGGACATTGTTCCAAGCTCCTATCGCTTCGGCTTACCGATGGGCTGCCCGCCCTTGCGGTGCTGCAGGAAGTGCTGACTGTGCCGTGACGGTGGGGTCACCGGCTTGCCCGCCTCGCGCCATCGCGGTCGGGGATCAGTTCCAAGCGTGGGCATGCACACAGCTGGGTGCATGCCACCAGCAGTGACGTGAGCGCCCTTCTCACCTGGGTCGCAGATGCCGCCGCCGCGGACGACGTTGAGCGGCTGAACAGGACGCCGCTTGGGGTCGTTGCCCCGATCGGGAGGGGATCCCTTCACAGCGCGCAGATTATCACCCGATGTTGTTCCAAGCAGGTGTTGCTGGACGCAATGTGTTACTTGATGGCGGTATGCTTAAACCACCACCAGTCACCACAAACCAAGGACCAACCGCCGTGACCTACAACAAGTTCGAGGACCCAACCTGGCAGGCAGAGCAGACCGCTGACTACAACCGCCGCCAGCAAGAGATGTGGCACAAGATGTGGCACCCAGAAGGGAGCGCCGCACCCCAGCAGCGCTACGGCAACGGGGCTGGTCAGACGCCCTACTTCACCCCCGGTGGGTTCAAGGCTCTCCGGGCGGCGATCTGGACAGCGATCTTCGGGCCGATCATGCTCCGCATCGGGCGGAACTGGTACGAGCACACGGGCGACTGGCAGTACGCCCTCGCCAAGGCGACGATCCTGTCGGCCATGTGGAAGGTGTGGGGCACGGCCGTGGTGTGGTGGATGGCCGTGAACTATTGCCTCAACAACCCGGACACCAACGTCTTCACCTCCCTCCGCGACAGCAACGGGATGCCGGTGCCCAACAACCCGACCGTCGTCGGCTGGTGCGCCTTCCTGCAGCTGTTCGTGGTCACGCCCGCCCTGGCTGTCGCCTACTGCCAGCTGGTCGACAAGAGCATGTTCAAGCACCGCATCGCCTACCGGATCATCAGCCCGGTCCACAAGATGCTGGGCCGGTGCCCCTGGGTGGTGCTCATCTCCTTGGTGCTGCTGCCGATCTTCTTCTACATTCAGATGACCGTCGTCCAGGTGTAAGTCATCAGATACCCTGTGACGGGTAACACACCACCCGCCCACTGAGGAGTGTCATGGCTGAGAAGCTCAAAGAGTTCGACTTCGCGTCGTCTAGCCCGCGTCGAACCGATGGGAGCTACACCTACCCCTGGGATGACTGGTTCGACGGGGACATCTGGAAGCTCGACCAAGGGGTCGACTTCCCCGGTCACCCGCTGATGATGGAGCGCATCATCCGCACGCGTGCGACCAACCGCGACGCCAAGGTCAAGCTGCGCCACCTCGACAGCGACGTGATCTGCAAGAAGTGCGGACAACCCGGGCCGGGGTCGCTGGTCATCCAGCGCTACGACATTGTCGGTCCCAGCGAGGCCAAGAAGGCTGCGACCAAGGCGAAGCGCGCGGCCACCCGTGAAGCCGCCGCACCCAAGGTCGAGACGGCCAACGGTGACGATGCACCGGTCAACGGCAAGCTCGTCCACGCTCGCCGCGTCAAGCCGAAGCGCGTCGTCGCCAAGGCCTGAGCCTCTCCGCCCCGGCGGACATCGCGTTAGTAACTCGCCGTGGGATATGGGGATATGCCCCGGCGAGGGTGCAGGCGCGCCATTCGTTATGGTTGGTCATACCAGAGTATGAGGGCGTAAGCCCTAGTAGATAGGGATAAAGGGAACGTATGTTCGTCCACCCCGCGTGGGGTGGGACCCGTCAATCGGGGTACTGAACTCAGTCGTCGGTCAGCTGCTCGATGATGTCGTTGGAGTCGATCGGCTCCTCCAACAGCAGAGCGTTCTGGCCCACCTGGGTGCCGAACAGCCGGGAGAGCACGCCGTTGGCCGCACGGGTGTCGCCCTTGGACTCCAAGGTCATCTTGATCGTGTCGCGGGTGTCTTCGATGGCGCGCCAGCGCTCGACCATGCTGAACAGGCGATCCATCTCCTTGCCCAGGTCCGGGTTGGGTTCACCCTGGATCTCCTCGGCAAAGCGGCCCATCAGCACGCGCTGGGTCTGGATCTCGGCCACAGCCCGGAGCACGTTGACCAGTTGCACCTTGGTCTTGATCTCGACGGGGATCTGGTAGCTGCAGGCGGCTCCCGGGAAGTGGCTGGGACAGGTCAGAGCGAGGGCGCAGGTGTTGCACTGGCGCAGGCTCTCGGGCTTCACGTCGATCGTGTTGACCGTGTCCTCGAACTCGTTGCCGTCAGCGTCGTGGCCCGTTACGCCATGCCTGGTCATCCCGATCACTGGCAACACCAGGTGCCGGGTTTGGTCTATGTCGTTGGCAACTCCGTCAGGAGCCGTGACCGGGATAGGTCGCACTGACTGAGCACGCCCATTGGTAACTATCTGGTCAGGAACGACCGCCAGGGAGCGTGGAGAGGTGGTCAGGTGCTGTTCCAAGGCCTGCCATGAGCGCACCGCCAGAGTGACCGTTTCGGTCGGGTCATCCACAGCGATCTTGCCCATGTCGACGCCCATCGCTTCGATGGCCTCGGCATAGCGGGCACGCTTGTTGACCTTGTCCTCGGCGTTGAGCCGCACCAGCCGGTTGGCTGCCCACACCTGCGTCTCGCCGTACTTCTGGACAGCCCACCAGGCGCTCGATACGAGGGTATCGAACCGCTCGATGCCCTTAGAGCGCCCGGTGAGAGCAGCCAGCTGACCGAGCCGCTTGATGCTGGCCCGGGCCTGTCGCACAGCTACGGGGTTGTCAACCACGGAGTCGGGCAGTGTCACGCCATCGTAGTTCTCGGTGTAGTCACGGAGCACGGTGGGATCGGTGGCGTCCCAGATCGGCAGGAAGAGTAAGTCACTGTTAGCGAGCCAGGTCTGTTCATACCACGATATGGGTCCGGTGACGATCTCTGGTTGCACTTCAGCGCCCTTGAGGACCTCCAGCGCGGGGCCGACCGGGACCTGGGGGCCATCGGCGTAGAGCACCCACTCCAGCCCGCCGAGCCGCTCGCGCGTGGCCCAGTGCTCCAGGTCGTGCGTGGCGCGGACCAGGTTGGAGACGCTGACAGCGACGCGCTGGACGCCGCACTGGCGCAGCACGTTGAGATGCGAGGCCACCTCGGCCCCGGCGAAGAACAGCTGCATCAGTATTCGAGAGGCTCGTCACCGTGGACCGATGGCATATCGGTCCCGGACTTGGCCCACGCAGCGTTGTACTTGGCCTTCTGCGCCTCACCGCGGCCGGTGCCCTCCAAGCGCGAGTCGACCAGCGGGATCTTGTTCTTGGGGTCGACAGCGAAGGCCACGCGCTTGCCCGCCGCCGCGGCCCACCGCATGTGCTCCGAGTCGTCGGGCGCATCCTCGGTGAGGTCAAGCACTGGCGACTTGTTGCCGTAGTTGCTGGGTGAGTCCCGAGCCGTGGTGTCGATCACTGGTCCCCTTCCGAGTGCTGGCGAACCGGTTCCAAGGGCACCGCGTGGACGTTGGCCGGTGAGCACGCGCGACTGGCCGGGAGAGCGCTGTTGGCCCCCCCAGGGCAGCCCCAGTTGCCCTGTGCCGAGCGCACCAGCCGTGGGGGTAGCTTGACCGCCCCCGGACGGCAGACCCGATCCTGGCTTGACGTGGAGCCAGTGGTGCTGCATCGGCTGGCCCTGCTGACCGCCACCTGCAGCGCCAGGGCCACCGCCGCCCCCTGCAGGAGATGCTGGTGCCTGCCGTGGAGGGAGTCCTGGCGGCATCACTGGGGGCGGCAGTGGCGAACCTTGGGCTTGAGCGGGCAGGCCCGAACTGCCCTTGGGCTTGCTGCCGATGCCGCTGACGGCACCGAGCACCTTGCCGGTGAGGAAGCCGACGTTGTTGGGCTGGCGCGCTGCCTGGGCGTGGTCGATCTTGGTCCAGCTGGCCTGGCCCTCGGCGGCATCGCGCTGGGTGCCGGTCCAGTCATTGGGCCGATCCTCCCACCACCCCTTCTTGGCCCCAGGGCGGAACCGATACTCGTTGGTATCAGGGTCCCGAGCACCCCATATCGGGATACTGCCCTCGAACTTCTGGCGCTCCGCTTGTTCCTTGCGCGCTTCCTTGCGCCCCGCCTTGCGGTTGGCCTGGTCGATGGAACGGCGAGCGGCATGGCCCTGGGTCTTGGCGCGCTCGCGCGCCCGCTGGATGTTGTAGGCCTGCTGTGGAGTCTGCGCCATCAGACACCAGCCGTCTGGTTCTCATCGGCATTGCTGCCGTACGTCTCGTTGGTCCCGTCGTAGAAGCTGCTGCGCCGACCCCTGGTCGGGGTCATGCTCATTTGCGATGACACGTCTTCACTGCCCTCGCCGGTCACGCGCGCATGACCACCTCCACCAAGGGGCGCACCGACGGCCCCGCCGTCGGCGGCCGAGTACTTGGCGTAACCGCCGTCACCACCGGCCATATCGGTATATGACGACTGGCGCTTGGTCGGCTTCATCGCCTTCTTCATCGCTGCCTTCGTCCCCGCCTTCTCGGCCATACCGGCGAGGTCGTAGCCGTGCTCCTTGGCCTTGCGAAGGCCGAAGCCCAGTGGATTGGTGACAGCCTCAGTGATGTCACGGCCCTCCTGGCCGAGCTTGCTGATCGACCCGGCAGTGCCTTCGATGCGCTCCTTCTGGCGGTTCAGCCACATCACGTCGGAGACGCCCTGGCCGATGCGGCTGCCCTCGATGATCGGGCGGGCATTGCCGACGCTGATCGACTGAGAGGCGATCTGGCCGAACACCCCGCCCCTCTCAGCCACGTTCGCTGCGAGAGCGTTGCGCCCGCGGTTGATGAGGCCGAACTCGTTGCCGGTCACCGCCTCGCGCGCCTTCGCCCCTATCCCGTTGCCGCCCAGGAGCCTGTCGGCCCGCTGCATGAAGCCCTCGACCCGGCCAGCCGAACGGGCGGCACTGGCACCAGCCTCGGCAGCCTCGGCCGCACCGATGCCGCCTTCGACGGCCCGAGCACCGCTGGCGACCTCTTCGATGCCACGGACAGCGCGAACAGCTTCCACGCCCTCTCGGCCCCAGTTGGCGACCCGAGCGGCCAGCATGCCGGAAGCACCACCGGCCGTGGCAGCGCTCAACCCGATCATGCCTGCGTTGATGATGAGGTTCTTCGGATCCAGCAGTTGGTCCTTGACCATGTACCGGCCAATCTCGAAGCCGGTGTCCCAAATCTGGCCGGGGTGCTCACCGACGTACTCAGCAGTATTGCCGACGCCTCGGGCGATGTCGTCGTAGTGATGAGGGTTGACGGCCCAGGCACCGACGCGGGCCGCATCGTCCAGGTGAGTGGCAACAGTCCCGATGCCTTGGGCAACACCGCCAACCCAGCCACCAACGGTGTGACCGACTGCCTCTGCTGCACCACCAAAGAAGTCACCTAGGCCCATGTCAACCTCCTAGCGGCTGTGCATCAACTGTAGTCACGATGTCCTCCCAGCTCCGGGGAACTCCGACCTCGCGCCACCCGGGGGGCATATGGGGATATGAGATACACAACCCTGGTACGCCGAGCGCCACGGCCTCCTCGACGAGATCGGGCGACCGGTCGACGAAGGCGAACACCTCCCAGCCTTCAGCGAGCAGGCCGCGCAGCTGATCCAGCTTCCAGGCCTCCCAGGTGAACGCCGTGGTAGCGGGATATGAGATCACTGAAGACCACTGGAGGAAGTACTCCCTCTTCAGCCACCACTTGGCGACCTCCTCGTTGGCCCGAGTCAGCCCGATCGTGTTGTGCTGGGAGCGCAGGCCGTCATAGAGCGCCTTGGCCTGTTTGGTCGGTTGGGCCTGTCGGAGGTCATCACCATGAGACAGCACGCCCTCGATGGTGATGAGGACGATGCCGGTCACTTGTTGGCCGGATCGACCGTGAACTGGATGTTGTTGAGATTGCGGCGCTTGGCCTTGTTCACCTTGGGACCGGCAAACGTCTTGAAACCGCCAAACGACTGATCCAGCGGAAGCTGTGTGCTCCCGCTGCCTGGTTCCACCTTCGTGGAGGGGAACGCCACTGACCCAGCCGAGCGGTTCTCCACGCGCTGGCGGGCGTAGTTGTGCGCCAACTCCGATGCGTGCGGATTGGCAAGCACGTCGTCCTCCCAGGTCCGCACCGACTTGCGGGGGACGAGGTGTGACTCAGTCGGCCCCTCGGGATTCCGCTCGACATCGATGTTCTGATCGGATTCGACCGTATTGCGATATGGCAGTGCCTGACCTCGTTCCAAGGCCTTCGTCGCCGTCGTCTCGGGTAGCTCCTCATCAGGATTGCCGTACTTGACCTGCTCCTGGAGGTGGAACCCTGCTGTTCCAAGCGACTCCTTCACCGAGCGGCTGACCTCCCAGTCCTCGGCCCCCTGGCGTATCTGGTGGAGGTAGTCGGCGTCGTTGACATCTTTGTCGCTCATCACGCTGGGGTGGACGCCACCTGACATGCGGAAGGCGTACACGCGGCCGGTGTGGGTCTGCGGTCCCTCTTCCTCGCCATCGTCGTCGTAGCCGTCCTCGGGCGTGCTGGCGTCGTAGTACGACTGGGCCTGGAGCGGCGAGTGCTTGATGGTGGTAGCGACTGCGTCGAGGCGGTACGAGGCCTGGCCGATCGTGCCGCTGTGGATGGTCGGGGCGTCGCGCCAGTCGTCACGGAAGGTGGCGTGGTGCTGCAGGGTGCCCGCGGCGGCGTGGTGCTCGTACCACTCGTTCGGCCCCTTCTCCTCAGGGGTGATCGCCCTCTTCGGACCTGGATCGAAGAGGCGAGGCTGAAGGTTGTCGCTGGCTGCCATCGCTCACCGGTTGACTTCCTTGTAGCCGCCCGCCTTGCGCCGTATCTCCACCAGGACGTAGCTCTGGTAGTAGGGGCACAGGTGGCACAGGTACATCTGGTGGCGACGGGGGATCTGCCGCCGATGACCGTCGTCGTCTCGGTAGTGCGTCTCCCCGATCCGCTTGGAGTCGTCCATGAAGTCGGGACAGCCCGTCTCGGTGGTCGGGTTGCCGTGGTCGTTGTAGCAGGCGGTCGCGCCCTCGCGATAGGTGTCGCGGTCCTCGTACCAACTGCCGGTCGTGTCGTGCAACTCACTGCTGATCTGCTTGACCACGTCCACGGCGTTCCAAGTGTCCTGGTCGATGTTCCAACACTGGATCGCCCCGTTGATGAACAGGGCGTCGTCCAGGCCGTGCTGGTGCCGGGTGACGAAGTCTTCCAAGACGGGGTCGTAGGCCGGGACCATCACGGCCAGGTTGGTGTCGGGGTCCCGGTAGACGTAGTCAGCGCCGTCCTTCCACTCCAGGCGCGCCGGGATGTAGGGGACGCCCGTGGGCACGTCGGGCATCCGCTGCAAGACCTTGCAGACGTGGCACGTCACTAAGCGTGGGATGAGATACTCCTTCGGCGCATATGGTCGATCAAGGTGCTCCAGCCCTCGTCGGACACCGGGTTCAGGCCCGCCATCTTCGTGTAGTGGTCGCGGACGGAGGGGTGCATTCGTTCCAAGTGTTCTGGTGTGATCGACCGACTCTGGAAGTGGGTGACCAGGTGGAGCATCGCCCCGGAAGGATCGTAGGGGCCAAACTTGTCGGCCATCACCGCACCTTCGCGTAGGTGTTCTTCTGGCGCTTCAACTCGCCGTTCTTCTCGTAGTGGCCGGTGGAGCAGGTACGGCCCTCACCATCCTCACTACGCCGGAAGTTCTTGCGGCTGGCGGACTGATAGCCGCATTCAGCGCAGCAGAACGGCTCTGGAGGCTCAACACCCGACCCGATGAGGAAGGCGTCGAAGCGCCGCTTCTCGGTCATGGCCTAGTAGCGGAGGTCGCCGCTGGGGTCCTGGTCGCCGTTGCGGGCCTCACGGGGCATACCGGCGCGAGCGAGGTGGGCTTCGATGAACGGCGGGTCGACATGCAACTCGACCTGCCGGAACGTCGGCCAGGTCATGCGGTCGCGCGGCGGGATCTCGACGTTGCCCCGATTGGGGACCAGGGCCTGGTAGGTGTTGTCGATGACCCCCTGGTGGAAGTCAGCGGTCATGCTGCGTTCGCTGTTGACGGCCATTGGATATCTCCTTATCCGGCGGGGTTGGGTGAAGCGGTGAAGCCTCGGAGCGTCCCCGACCACATGTCCTCGATGGTGTCGACGCGGCGCGGCTGGCGCGGGATGCCTGAGAACCAGCTGCGGTACTGGGGGGACCAGCGGTCGGTTTCGAGGACATCATCAATGGTCAGGGCCATGTGGTCAGTCAGCCCCTCGGTCTGCGGGAACAGCTGCTGTGGCACGACTGGCCTGATCATGCGGATCTCCTCGGCTGGTACAGCCATCAACCGCAGTGCCTCCGAGACGACGAACTCGTTCTTGGTGGCGAAAGGGCGGGGTTGCCAAGGATTCTCTCGGACCCCGTCCTCGTAGACCTGGGCACCGGAGGCGTAGCCGCTCGCAACCGCGGTGGGGTCGAAGACCTCCCTATCGACGCGAACGGCCACCCATCATCTCCGTCTCAGTCGTCGTCGCGAGGCGACGCCTCGCCGCTGCCGACCTCGTTGCCCTCGGCGTCGAAGGTGACGATCTCGCCATCGACTACGGCCTGCCCGCCCACCGAAGCTTCGTTGCCGGGAATGTAGCCCGCTGGGACGACGACGTTCTCTTCCTCGAAGTCCTCGTTGGTCGCAGCAGTGCCCTTGGCCTTGGTGTCATCGGTCTCGCTCACGGAGACTCCTTTCGATCAGTTGGTCGAACGAACGGTATCACTCAGGCCCTAAGCGCCCTTGGCCTTCCCCTCCACATCGGTCACCTGCCGCTGCACCCGCCAGTTGAAGATGTTCTCGATGGGGAGCACGCCGACCATCACCATGCCGACAGCGAGTTGACCGAGGCGTTCCTCGGGGTTGACGAGGGCGTTGCCGATGACCCAGCATCCGAGGCCGAACACGACGAATCGACGGACGAACGTGAAGACGATCTCAACAACACCGGCTGTGGTCAGCCGTTCAACAGGCTCGTCCACGTCTTCTGCCCGCACTGGCCGTCAGCAGTCAGCCCCTTAGCAGTCTGGAACTTCTTGAGCGCGCTCTCGGTACCACTACCGAACACCCCATCGAAGTTGGCCCGGTTGGAGGGGTCCATCTGGCCGTTGGCCGAGAGCATGCGCTGCATGCGCTGCACGTCCATGCCTGTGTTGCCCTTGACGAGGTTGGGGATGCCGTTGCCCGCCTCCATGAACCAGTCCCAGCAGTCGCGGTCGCACACGCCGTCCTGCTGGGCACCCTTGGTGGCGAGGAAGCGGTTGAGGGCGCTCTCGGTACCCGATCCGAAGACGCCGTCGAAGTTCCCCATGTTGGCCGGGTCCATCTGGCCCGACAGAGCGAGGAAGTGCTGCATCCGCTTGACCGGCACGCCCTGCGCGCCCTTCTTCAGCACGGGCATCTTGTTCATCAGGTCAGTGGCCCAGTTGGTGGTGGGTGGCGGTGTCGTGATCGGTGGCGGTGTCGTGACGGGAGGTGGAGTCGTGGTCGGGGGCGCTGGGAGCACCCACTTCTGCGGCGGCGGTGACCCGGCCTTGATCCATGCGCTGACGCTGTGCGGGAACTCGGTGAACTGGAAGTGCCACACCTCCCCACCCCAGGTGGCCTGTTCGAGGCCGAACCGCTCACAGTTGAGCGCCGCCCACTTCAGGTCACCGACCGCATCGACCGCAGCGGACCAGCCCTGGACGATGTTCTCATGGAAGGAGCGCAGCGGTGGTGCGGCGTGGGCCGCACCCTTCTTCAGCTGGTAGCGCTTGCCCTGCCAGATGCAGCAGCCCCCCGAGGTCACGGTGTAGTGACGGTCGAGGAACACCGCCTGCTGCTGGGCCGTGGAGCGACCCGCACCACCGATGCCGAGCTTGCCCTCGCTGGCGATCATCAGCGCCTGCCAGCGATTCTTGAACTCGGGGTGGAGCATCTTGACTGACGACCGAGCGAAGACCTCTTCGATGGTCCGCTGCGTTGGCGGGCTGTTGTATCCGTCCGGGTAGGTCGTCGCCACTGTCGTCTCCTTGTTCCAAAGGGTGAACCAGTTGCCGAGCACGGCGGGGTCACCGCGGTAGGCGTTCATGTCGAGTGCCTTGTTGCCCCAGGTGACCTGGCAGCTGAACTGCAGGAGCACCGGAGTGAGTCCTCCGTACGCCTTCCAGTCAGCGCTGGCGTCGCCGCCGCGAGCTTGGTACACCTGGCTGGCCGAGCCGGTGGGCCAGGGCTTGGCTCCGTACTCCGCAGAGACGAGGTCGAAGCCCGACCCGGCCATGTTCGGCTTGCCCTGCTCTGCCCAATACCAGTCGGGTGCGTAGATCAGCTTCACCTTGTGCCCGAGGTTGCGGATCTCCGTCGTCACGGCGAGCACGTCGGCCCATGTCGGCACCTGGGGCTGGCCCGGTGGGTGGCAGTTGTCGTCGTTGTCCCGCTCCCAGTCGATCATGCAGTTGACCGACGAGTCAGCGCCGACACCCTCATGGAAGGCGACGGCCTGTGTCTTGGCCGGGTGAGAGTTGACGGGGTAGACGTAGTGATACGCCGCTGTCGGGATGTCGTGGTCCCGATACCACTTGATGGCGGTCAGCGCCGTGGTGTCGATCATCTGACCGATGGAGGCCCGTGTGATACCGAACCCGATGCCGTGAGGATCAGGTGGTACTAGGCCCTTCTGATACTGGGAGACATCGGGGCCGAAGACGGTCATCAGGACTCGTCGGGTTCCTCGGGGTCGTAGGGGTCGGTGACGTTCTCGTCGGGAACTTCACCCTCATCGACGGTGTCGCCGTCTGGTGCATCACTCATGGCCCCACCTTACGAGGTGGGTGCATCGGGGTGGCGGTATTGCTCCTGCTGACGCATGTTGCGGAGCATCCGGCTCTCCGGCGCAGGTGTGCCCTGCCCGTATCGCATACGGCGATATGAAACGTTCTCGGCTACACGACGCTCCGGTTCCCTCGACCAGTTCCGGGTCATAGCCCGGTGATGCTGGGGGTGGAGCGGGACGCTCACTTCTTGCGCGTCTTCGCCAGACCACTACCGAGAGGTTGTCCCATCGGCATGGGCTTTAGCTGCCCCATCCCCGGCTGCAGCTTGCCCGGTGTCGGCAGCGTCGGCATCGGCAGCGGCTTGATCTGCTTGGGAGCGCTACCGAGCGGGTGCATGTTGGGACCACCGCCGATGGGCTGGAAGCCACCGCTCATGCCACCACCCTTGACGGGGCGGGGGTTCATGATGCCGCCACCGGAGTTCATCCCAGGAGTGGGCCGCGGGTTCATGATGCCGCCGCCTGGGTTGATCCCGCTGCCGTCGTACCCTCCTCGCGGCTGCTTCGGCACACCACCGGGAGTGCCACCGTTACGTGGATATCCACCCGGTGGGATCATGCCACCGGGCTGACCGACACCGCCCTGGCCAACGGTGGGCATGTGCGACACGAAGCCACCACCTGGCTGAAGATCGCCGCCCATGCCGCCACCCTTCGGGGGCAGCTGACGCGGATCCATGATCGGCCCGCTGGGGCCAGGTGTCTGCATCGGCCCGCCCATCCGGGTGTTCGGTCGGCTCTGGAAGTGCTGGGTCGGATCCTGCTTGAACGTGGACTTCATCCCGTACGAAGCTCCGAGGCTCTCTGGCATGGCTTACCTCCCTGGATATGGCACGGCCATACCTGGATTAGAACGGATGCCCCACGGTGGGGCTTGAGAGAGCAGAGCGGGCCGACGATCGGGACCGCCAGGTGCGCCACCAGTGGCCGCATTGCGGTTGCCGGTCGGAACACTACGAGGACCGACGTTGCGTCGATCGGTGGGGTAGCGCTCGTCCTGGAGGAACTGGCCGATGCCAGGCGGGAAGAACTTGATGCCCGCCGCCTGGTACTGCAGCCCGGTCCACAGGTTGAACTCGGCGGGCCACTGGTAGTCGGTCGGGTCGATGCGCTCGCCCTTGTGGACACCACGCGTGTAGGGCTTGTTGGTGCGGGCCTTCAGCCCATCCATCAACCGATCGCCGCGCCTCGACGGCACGGTACCGAGATATCCATCCGGGTAGGTGGCCTCTGGCGTGCGCCGCCAGTACATGCGGAGGTTGTCGAGTTCGTCGTGCCCGCGCGGTGCAGGCCCGAACGTCTCAGCGACGCGGAAGGGTGCCGTGCCTCCTGGGTACTGGTTGTTCCGGTACCAGTCTTGGTAGGACTGGGTCACCGCGTCTGCGGCAGCGACTGGTCACTGCCCAGGTTCAGCTGCTGACCCGGCATGATCAGGTTCGGATCGCCGCCGATCACGCCCTGGTTGGCGTCGTAGATCTGATGCCAGTTCTGCCCACTGCCCGTCGTCCGTTCAGCGATGTCCCACAGTGTGTCACCGGCTTGAACGGTGTACGGGGCGAACTGAGCGGGCTGTGTTGCCATGGGAGCACCTCCGGGTGGTAGCGATGAGGGAGCGTTCGCGGATGACTTGGGTGCTCCAGCCGAAACGGTGTACGGAGCGGAGGTGTTCGTCGCCCCGCCTGTCCCCCGCACTCCGCCAGCCGTGAGAGGTGGGGTGGCGTGGCCTGGGGTGGCCCTGGTGCCGTTGCCAAGGCCGTTGGGCGTACCGGCACCGAACATGCCGTTCGAGCCGCCCTTGCCACCACCGAGGCCGCTCGCACTGCCAGCAGCAGCGCCACCCCACCCAGGTATCCCGGCCTGGCCGACAGAACGAGGGCTGGAGGCCATAGCACCACCCGTACCGGACAGGCCCCCGATGTACGCCCCCCGCATGTCGGGGGAGGTCGGCCGACCCGACGCCATGAACGACGCCAGGTCCTCTGGCGAGTTCATGTCACCAGGAGGTGGGCCGGGAGGGCGAGGGTTCCCTGCGCCCTTCGGGAATGCTCCGCGACTGACCTGCCGATTGGGATGGTAGGCGGTGTTCAATCCTCGGGCCATCACTCCTCTTTCCTACGTCGTGGGAGTCGCCCACCAACACTACGCGCCCAGGCATCACCCGAATCTGTGCGATCGGCTGAGTGGGCAGGCTTGACGATGCTGGGGTTCTCCGCAGCCAGGCGATGTCCTTCGTTCCATAGCGCCGTACCGATACCCCGACGAGGTTCCAAGGACTGGATGTAGTGGACGCCCTTGTGACTCCAGGACATGTGGCCGACCTCGCTGCCGCCGCGGGTGGCTGTCACCTTGTGCTGATCGAATGAGATACCGCTCTCTGAGGGTGGGTAGTGCTTGTACTCGAACTGCACATCACTCAGGCTCTCATGAGCGGCCATCACTACGAGGTTACGTCAGCCAGTACCTCCGGGTGGGGTACCTCCCCGTTGGACTCGGGGCGCACCTGCTGGGCATCAGCCTGGAGTTCCTGCACGATCGCCAGCAACTCCAGGTTCTCCCCGAGCAGGGTGATGATGCGCTGACTCATCTGGTCCTTGACGAACTGGCCGCGCTTGATGAAGCGGATGAGGTCTTCCTTGCTGAAGTCCTCCAGCTGCTGCTGTTGCGTGTCACTCACGGGTTCTCCTCTGCGCTGATGGCCTGCACCGCTGACAGGATCTGAGCGTCGGTGATCACAGCGGGGTCGTTGCCGGGACGCTCGACGTTGTTGGCGAGAGCGTAGGTGTAGGCGTCAGCGAAGCCGGGAGCCGCTGCGATCCACCAGATGTGCTCCGCAGCCCACGTCATGGGCTGATGGGTGTGCGGTATCTCCACCGCAGCGCACGCTGCGACGCGGTCGCGGAAGTCGGTATCGGCAGCGAGGAGAGCTTGCGCTGAGTAACTCATCACAGTCCTTTCATGGTGGTGGAACGAGGGTGAGGACGGGTGAGCTAGCGGTGAGGACGTTCACCGTGTGTCCCGAGGTGGTGACGAACGACGTGGCAGTAGCAAGGACGCCCTTCAGGTCAGCCTCGGTGTGCATCTCAAATAGCGTGGTCGTGGCGTTCTGGATCTTCAGGTCACTGATCAACCCATTGAGTCCAAGCGCCGAACCAAAGTAGCGGTTACCGACACCCAGGGCAGCGGACCCGGCATCAACTGTCGTGACCCCTCCCGTAGTGATCGTCTCGAAAGCTGTCCAGGTCTGCCCATCCACCGATGTCTCATGGATGACGGCGTTCTGGCTGGAGCCGTTGTCCACGTCGAGCGTCGTGCGGAGCCAGCCCCACGCACCCGAGCCGAAGGGCCAGGCAGCGACCGTGGTCTTGGTGATCGTCACCGCTGCCGACGACCAGATCAACACGACGTGAGCAGTGGCGTCGAAGCGCCAGATGAATCGGTTGGTACCACCACCGGACACCACCCAGCGCTCGCAGATCTCTCGGGTACCCGAACCAGGCACGGTGTTGAGGGCGACGCGTGCGGTGAGGATCAGGTCGTTGATGACGGGGTTGTCATCAGGCACCTGACGCAGTGCGTTCGATGCGATCGCCGGGACGCTGATCCATCCGAGTGGCGCACCTCTACGGGTCTGCGCCGAGGCCATGACTCCAAGCGGCACCGGCATCAGGTGAGGTCACCGGCCAGGAGCCACCGATCGGTGCCGACCTTGGTCAGTGACGCCGCCGAGCCGACAGCCCGAAGGATGGCCGAAGGTGAGGCGATGATCGTCGTCGTGCCTGGGGTAACAGCGGCGACGGTGATCTTCCCCGCCCCCGACTGGAAGAAGTCGGTGCGGTAGCCGACAGGGACGGGCAGGGTGGCGTTGGTCGGCACCGAGATGGCGATGGCTGTTGCTGCCGTGTACTCGGTGAGCTTGCTCTCATCAGCGAGAGCGATGGTGTAGCTCGTCGCCGCCGAGGGCGCTGCGATGACCTGACGCAGTGGTGAGTACAGCGTGTCAGCGGTGGCCTGATTGAGACCGCCGAGCGTGGTGAGCATCGCTGCCACCGTCGTGTCATCGAGCACGGTGCGCGCTGCGGCGGTGATCGTGGCTGTCTCGGGCACGCCGGTCGAAGCGGTTACCCGACCTATGAACTGGTCCTGGGTGAGGTTGGCCATCTTGGCCAACGTGATGGTGCCTGCGTCCACCGTCGCCACACCAGAGGCCACGGTGAAGTCACCGAAGTCAGCGTTGGCGAGCATCGCTGCGGTGATGGTGCCCGCCCCTGGTGTCGTCGTCACGGTGGCCCAAGTGCCGTCGTCCTTCAGGTACTTGCCGGTGGCCGTGGTCGGTGGCGGAACGAGTCCCTTCAGGGTGGCTGTGAACAGGTCGAGGGTGGCGGTGAGTTGGGTGGGCGTACGTGATGCCCACGCCGAGCCGACCGACTGGATCACGTTGTTGGTGGTGGCCGTCAGGCTGGCGATGGTGGTCAGGTCGGTGTCAAGAGGCTGATACCCCGATACCACCGACACGTTGTCGACGTTGCCGAGGCCCACGTCGGCCTTGACGAGAGCGAGCAGCGTCTTCACCGAAGCGGCGGTGAGGTCGGTCGGTGCAGCGGTGGCTCCAGTGGCGTTGCCCTTCATGGTGAGGGTCGGCATCGTCGCCAACTTGACGTTGGTGATGGAGCCATCGGCCACCGTCGCAGTGCCCGGAGTGACCCACTGCGTGTTGTAGTTGGTGGCGTCGATCTTGGAGAGCACCTGGTTGGCGGTGCCACCGACCGGCACGCCCTGTCCTGGTGGCCCGGTCGACCCGGTCATCACCACGTCGGTGAACGTGGCGACGCTGCCAACGATGGAGGTGCAGCGCTTGATGCTAGGCATGCGTCACCCCCAGTGAGCGATCTCTAGCCGCCCGGTGTTGGCGTCCTCGGAGAGGTTGGCGAGGGTCATGTAGTTGGTGGTCCCATCGGCAGTGCTCTTGTAGATGGCCAAGCCCTTGTACGTGTCGCCGCTGACGAGTTGATCCGCCCATCCCGCAGGCAGGGTGATCAACACGGCGGCACCGTTCCAAGGGAGGTTGGCGTCGATGTCCACCCCGGCGAACAATGCTGGAGCACCAGCGGGCACCGAGGTGTACTGGTGCTTCCATAGCGTGATATCCCGATCAACACCGTCGCCACCGTCCATGCGCTTCAACCAGATCTTCCCCGACACGATCGTGCGCCGCCCGCCGTAGTACAGGGTGGAGTTGGGCTTGGTGCCGTAGAACCAGCAGCCGGTGGCGTTGTAGGCCGTGTTGGAGTAGTAGCCCTGGATCGGACGGCTGTTGCCGATGGCATTCCATGTGCCGTTGGCTCGGTAGTGGTTGGTGGACGAGGCTGTGATGTAGGTGGGCGATGCGATGAGGGTGTACGCCGTGGCGTTGGTGTACGTGCTGTTGAGCGCCGCATCACGGGCATAGACCCGGCAGTAGATCGTGCCCGAGGAGTAGGTGCCGACGAGGATGTCGGTCTTGGCTCCGCTCCCCGCCGTCCAGTTCACGACGGTGGCCCAGGTGGCACCATCGGTGGAGCGATCGACCCTGTAGGCCGCTGTGCCGGTGCCGAGTGTGAAGTCGATGGTCATGCGCCCGTAGGAGACATCGGGTGCGAACCGCTGGATCGTCGGCGCTGGGGGTGGGGTGGTGTCGGGGGGAGCAGCGGTCGTGGCAGTCGCCGTGCGCTGCGGCGAGTACAGCAGGCCGGTGTCCCTCGTTCTGACCCCGAAGGTGTACGGGGTCGAAGCAGCGAGGCCGGTGAAGGTGTACGTCAGCGCAGTGGTGAACCCCTTGGACGTGGCACCGAGGAAGACCTCGTAGTCCTTCTGGTCCGAGGAGGTGGAGTCAGGCCAGGTACCAACGGCCGAGTCGTAGTCGACGGCGCTCATCGTGAGAGAGGCTGGCTGCACCGGGGCAGCGTTGAGGCTGGTGGTCGAGTCGCTGACAGTGGTGCCGAAGAGGCCAGACGTTCCCTTGGACCTGATGCCGAAGGTGACCGGCGTGTTCTCGGTGACCGCCGCCGCTGTGTATGTCACCCCGGCCTGGGTCGTCTTCAGGACACCGTTGACATACACCTCGTACTGGTAGCCGCTGCCACCAGTAGCCGCCGTCCATGCCACATGGGCATCCGTTGACGACGACGACGCTGCGTTCACCCCGGTGACATCGGCGGGCTTGGTCACGATGCTCACAATGGCTGAGTACGGTCCACTACCCGCTGGTGTGCCACTAGCCGATCCGTTGACGCCCTTGATGCGGTACCAGTAGGTCGTGTTGGCAGTGAGGCCTGAGTCGGTGTACGTGGTGAGGCCAACAGTGGTGGTCAGAATGGTCGGCCAGGTCGTCCCGTTGGTCGAGCGCTCCAAGGAGATACCGGTCAGCGCTTCTGCTGCTGTCCACGCAGGCCAGGTGAGCACCACGGCGTAGCCGGTGGAAGCGTTGGCTGCGGTCAGCACCTTCGCCGTCGGTGGCTGCAAGAGGATCTGGGTAGTCTCGAACCAGAGGTCACCAACAGCGACGCCGTTCGCCACCGTGGGCTGCTGGTCACCGATCCAGATATCAGCAGAGACGGCACCGTCAGTGGCGTGTACCTCCAGGATCTCGGGGTGGCTGTGCCCAAGGGCTGCGTAGGCAATGTCACCCTCGGTCGGGGTGAGATACTGGGGGTGCGGGTCTGGCTGGGCAACGTGGAGGGCGACCGCCCCGAGCTTCTCGTAGAGGAGATCGTGGTTGTGGACGATGGGGGCGTAGAGATCATCCGCTTCGTCCTCGGTGAGGTAGAGGCCTGCTGCTTCATCTGCGTCGAGGTACTGGGAGTGAGGATCGTTGTAGACCTGCCCCGCCGCTGCCAGGGTGACCGGCACGGTGTATCCGGGCGGTGCCGTCGTGCCATAGGTGATGCTGATCAGCGTGGGGTCTGTCTCGGTGTCGAGCACCGGCCACTTCTTGTTGAGGGCAGGGTCAACGTTGGTCAGGTTGATGTAGCTGTTCGGCAGGATGCTGTGCCGTGGGTCCACCGTCAGGGTGAGCACACCGTTCGGGTTCCACGACCAGCCGCTCACCGCCCAAGAGTCCTGGATCTGGTGGTTGATGACCTGCTGACGGATCTCGGCCTGGTGGTTGTGGACGAGGGGTGCGTACTTCACCACCTCACCGCTGTCGTCGTACTCCTCCAGGAAGTACTGCGGGTGCGGATCAGCAGCGGCGAGGTGATCCAGCATCACGTTCTTGACGTACGTCTCGGACGAGAAGGGGATGTACTGGAAGACCATGTCGGCCAACGTCAGGTCAGTGCCCGCATCGTGGGCCGGGTTCGTCGGGTTGAAGAGGGGGTCGATGGCGATGATCCAGTCGCCGTTCGCAAGCTCTGCCTGCTTGTCGGTGCCCACGTCGTAACGACCTGACGCATCGCTGTCGATGAAGTCGAGGACACCGCCCGAACTGCACACCCAGTACATGCCGTGGCGATAGACGGTGGGGCCAAGCTCCCAGGAGGGGGCGGGCTTGGCGTGCGTGGTCCGGTATGCCTCGGCGTCGTACGTACCGACGTAGAGGAGGTCACCGAGCAGTGCCTCCAACCCCGCCTGAGTGGCGAAGAAGGTGGCGTGGTAGGTGTCGAGCATGTCGGCGTTGATGCCGCTGCTATCGACGGTATGACCCTGGTTGCCCTGGTGCCAGACCTTGCTCGTCTTGTACTTCAGGTTGGTGGCGTCAAGCGACATCAGGGCCGTGCCACCAGCACCGGCAAGCCCAGCGACGTTGTCGTGAGCACCACCCTGGTACCAGTAGAAGGCGGTGTTGGCGCGGGAGTACAGCGTGTCCTGTCCTGCACCGCCTGTGCCCTGAATGCCGAAGCCATGCGTGGTGCTGGCGAGGAGCAGGTGCTGACCCTGGCGAGAGCCGAAGGTGAGTTGGGCACCCGTCCCGGTGATGTTCAGGCTGCCCGGAGTGATCGTGCCGCCCGTCAGTTGGAGGTACCCGGCGACGACTGCCGCTGGCGTGACGGCCACGGTGGCGAGCGGTGAGGCAGCGATGGCCTCGGCCAAGGTCGACAGGCGAGCGACACCGACGACTGCAGTCGTGGCTGCGGCCACGGTCAGTGATCGGTTGGCCGTCAGGTCACCACCTCCTGCGAGTGGTGCCGTCGTGCTGATGGTGATCGTCTTGTCGGCCTTGCCGTTGGTCAGGGTGCTGAGATCAGTGACGAGGTTGGTGACATCGGCCTCGACGATGTTGGCGAAGGAACCGGGGACGCTGGACCCTGCCGACTTGAGGAACTGACCAGTAGTGCCTGGGCTGATCGTCACCTCGGCCGCTGTGACCGTGGCACCGGCAGCGATGATCCCGTTGGCAATGCTGGTGGTGCTCCGCCCGGTGCCACCGTCAGCCACCGCCACATCCACGCCGCCCGTGGTGTAGAAGTCCGAGTCGGAGTTGGCAATGTTGAACTGGCTCGCCGTCCCGACGAGGGTGTTACTCGTCAGGTTGATCGTCTTACCGGTGAGCGTCTCGGTACCGGCGAGGGTGGCGAAATCATTATCGGTGAGGGCGGTGTTGAACTGACTGGTAGTACCAGTCAGCGTGTTGGTGGCGAGGCTGATCGACTTGGCGGTCAGCGTCTCGGTGCCAGCCAAGGTGGCGAAGTCGTTGTCACTGAGCGCCGTGTTGAACTGAGCGGTGGTGCCCGACAGCGTGTTCGACAGCAGGTTGAGCGTCTTGTTGGTCAGGGTCTGGATGCCAGCCAACGTGACGAGCAGCGAGGTGTCAGCGATGCCGTGGACCGTCGTCGTAGCCCCGGTGTGGGCGGTGAAGGAAGCAACCGAGGTGAGGTCGGCGTCAGTCACCGCCGTGTTGAACTGAGCGAGCGTGCCGCTGACGGTGTTGCTGCCAAGAGCGATCGTCTTGTTGGTCAGCGTCTCGATGCCCGCCAACGTGGCGAAGTCATCACCAACGAGCGCCGTGTTGAACTGCCCCGTCGTCCCAGTGAGGGTGTTGCTCGTCAGATCGATGGTCTTGTTGGTCAGCGTCGCCACCGCTGAGTTCTTGGCAGCGTCAGATGTGTTGTCGACATTGCCCAGGCCTACGTCACCCTTGACGAGGGCGAGCATGGTCTTCACCGTGGCCGGGGCGAGGTCCTCGGGGTCACCGGTACCAGCTGTGTTACGACCCCGGATCGTCTGCGTCGCCATGTCAGCGAGCTTGGCGAGGGTGACCGAGTTGTCCACGATGTCAGCGGTGGTGACCGAGGACTTGGTGGCGAGCGCACCGAGACCGCTGACATCGAGGTTGGTGATCCCGGCGAAGGCAGCGAGTGCAGCAGCACCACCCGACTTCAGAAACTGACCCGTAGTCCCTGGCCCGATCGTCTGCTGCGCGCCAGTTGCCGTGGTGCCCGCGGCGATAAGGCCATATGCCGTGGTGCTGGTGGCCCGACCGGTACCACCCTGAACCACGGTGACCGGGATGCTCAGGCCGAGGGCGGTGAGCAGGTTGGCGACGGTCACGTCGGTCGGTGCTGCCACACCGGCCGTGTTGTTCATCTTCACGGTGTTGGCTGGCATCGTCGCCAGGTCGGCGTTGGCGATGGTGCCGTCCGTGATGTCGGCCGAGACGATGGTGCTCTTGAGAGCCAGCGATCCGAGGCCTGCCACCTTGGCGTTGGGCAGCAGGCTGGCCCCCGTGTACTCACCGAGGTCGAGCACCGCCGTGGCCTCGACACCGACAGCGGTCACGTCGATCCCGTTGCCGAACACCAGCGAGGTGAAGGCCGTGCCGAGGGAGGTGGTGTCCTCCTTGACGGTGATGCCAGAGATGCCACCACCGGCACCAGGTGGCGAGGCCCAGTTGCCATCGGCCCGCAGGAAGTTGGAGGCACCACCACCCGAGGCGGGCACCACACCCGACGAGGCTGCGCCGAACGTGCTGACGGCGATGGTCCGGTTCGCTGAGATGTCACCGCCACCAGTGAGTGGTGCAGTGACGCTGATCGCCGTCGTCTTGTCGGCCTTGGCGTTGAGCGCTGTGCTCGTAGCCCCGGAGATGGGCTTGCTGGCGTCGGCGGTGTTGTCGACGTTGCCGAGGCCGAGGGTGGTCCTCATCTCAGACGTGGTGGCATCGTCCAGCACCGTCTTGGCCACGGGCGTGACCACGGTGGGATCGAGGAGCCATGACGTGCCGGTCCCCGACACGATGATGTCGCCCTTGTCGCCGTCCGTTACCCCAGTGCCGCCGTTCGTCCCGCCACCACCGCTCTCGCCGTGCCACACGGGGAACGCTGGGTCACCAGCGCGGAAGGTGACCCACCCCATGCCGACGCTGGTCGGCATGCCACCGACGAAGTCGGTGACGGTGACCGTGGCCTCGCCATAGACCTGAGGGATCTGAGCGGTCAGCGAGACCGTGTCGAGCTTGACCGCCTTCGCACGGTAGAGACCTGGGAAGGTCGCCATGTCACCGCATGAAGAGGCGGAACGTCTGCGCCGAGATCTCCCCGCCGTCGTCACCGGGCACGTTGTCGAACCCAATGGCGCAGCCGAGGTCGACACCACGCACTGCGACGTAGCCCCTGGCGATAGCGATGGCCTTGCACGACTGAGCCACGGCACCAGCACCGATGGCCCGGATGGTGGGCATCTTGAGGTCGTTGAAGATGTAGCCCTGGATGGCGAAGGCGAGCGACTGCGGTGTGGTCGTGCCCTTGACCATGATCAGACCCTCAGTCTCCTCGTCAGGGTCGAGGCGCGAGAACATCACGCGCTCGGCTGGGCCTGTCTCGGAGTGGGGTCGACGGCGACGGTGATTCGGGGGGGCCACTGCTGGCGTGACCAGGTTCCAGCGATCCAGGACTGGATCATCCACGGCAAGTGCTCCTCAGGTCGTTGACCTGGGATCAGACCGTATCAGTCGGCCCCGATCAGGGTGGGCTTCTTCGTGCGCGGCACACGGTTCTCGCTGATCCAGTAGGCCGTCATCAGGCAGGCCTCGGCGCGGCCATCATGCTTGACCATCTTGAAGCTCTCGGACCACTCGGGCCAGCGCTCGGTCGCACGCTGACGCGAGAGGGCCTTGTCCTGGTTCAGGTGCATCTTGGTCTTCCAATGCCCCGCTGGCATGTGGACGATCGGGATGTCGAGAGCAGCGAGGACACCGAGGATCTTGCCGTAGCCGACGCCGTAGGTGAACACCCCGGCCACGCCCTGCTTGGGCATCGAGTGGGCCTGCTCGACCACCGCTGTGTGGACCGGTCCATATCCCTGTATCAAGCGGGTGAGCATGTGAGCGTTCACCTCCTTGCCGATGCAGGGCATGTCCTCCAGGTCAGAGATGCTGGCGTCCTGTAACCGGAGGAACGCCAGCGCCCCCTTCTGACCGGGGTCGATGCCCAGGATGATGACGGCGTTGCGACCCACGCTGGGACTCATGGAGACCAACGCATGTTCCTTCGCTCCACCGGGTCACGTCCGAGACGACGGCTCAACTCACGCGAGATCAGCTGGGCGCAGCGCTCGCAGTTGCCATAGACCACAGCCGTCAGCTTGCGCTTGGCGTAGGCGACGAGCAAGTCCTGCTTGGCCCGGTCGACCTGGGGATCCATCGCCTGCTGTGCGCGCGAGAGGGTCACCTTGTCCTTGGCCGCACCCCAGTTGAGCACCATGTGCTCGGCCTCCAGCCGCTTGACGTTGGCCTCGGCCTTCTCCTCTTCGACCTCGGCCTCTGCGAACTGGTAGGCGGCGTAGTTCTGCCACTGCACGAACTGGCTGAACAGCGCCATCATCGTGGTGTCATCGACACCGGTCAGGTCCCCGGGGATCTCCGGGATATCAAACTGCGGGCGTCCGAAGAGAGGCTCGACGTTTGCCAGGCTTGGCCCGCTGGACCCGGGGGGTGGGGGTGGGCGCTTCGATCTCATGGTTCTCCTCCAGGTCCCAACAGGTGCTCCGGTAGACGCATGAGGCACAGACCTTGTCGCCGGGACGGGTAGCCCATATCGGCCTATCCGGTGCGATCCCTGCTCGTACCCCTTGAGCTACATCCTTCGCCATCTCCAGTACAGGAGCGATGAATGACTTATTGTAGCTCACCACGAACTCCTTGGTCGCCTGGGTGAACTTGCTCTCGTACACGAAGATGATCTGCTCGTACGCAGGCCAGGCCATCCACAGGTACAGCTGACCCTGACGCATGTGGGAGCCGAAGGGATGTGATATCGAGAACCAGATGTCCTCGGCCGACTTGCCGTCGAGGTACTGCTGGTAGAGGCGGGGTGCCTCGAAGCGCAGGGTGCCCAGGCCGATGGACTTGATCTCCACCAGCGCCCGCTCGGGGAGGTGGACGGCGGCGTCAGCGTGGCCCTCCACCATGAAGTTGTTGTGTCGGAGGGGGTACTCCTTGTACTCCAGCCGCTCGCTCTGACAGAACTGGCAGGCCTGAGGAGACATGTCGTACCACTGGTGGCCGCACTCCCTGCAGTGCCACATGCCGACGAGGATGCCCATCTCCCAGAACCAGGTCTGCCACTTGGCGTGGATGGCGTGGCCCTCGGAGAAGACGTTGCTCATCCTGAAGCTGGGGTTGGCCTTGGACACCCGGCCGATCGGTGCCCCGGTGATGGAGTAGTAGTCGTGCCGCCCGCACCAGTCGGTCTTCGCCATGTCGGAGGGGTGCATGTGCTTGGCCGAGTGGTCGTCGGGACGCCCACCCGTCGCCGTCTTCATGACGTGGCGCTCCACCTGGGGCAGCAGCAGGCCACTGGTGGACTTGAACGTGCCCTTCAGTCGCTGGAGTGCGGAGTCACGGAGAGGGCGGGGCAAAGTCACCCTCCTCGATCAGGACCAGGCGGCGCTTGTTCTTGCCCAGGGTGATGTGCAGTGCTGGGATCCGACCGTCCATCAGGGCGTGCTTGCGGAGGTCTTCCCACACGTCCTCCTTGATCGTGAACTGTCGGTTGCCGGTGGTCTTCTGCTCCCACAAGACGCCCGACTCGCGCACGTCGTTGCGCTTGGACCATCCGCTGCCGCTGCCTGGCTGACGGACACCGCCACGGCGCTTGGCCAGGCGGTGCTCCTCCTTCTCCCACTCCTTCACTCGTCTCCCGTGTCCACATCCAGCCAGACGATCTCTGTCTGCCCACCGTGACCGTGGACGTGTTCGATCGACTCCATGCCACGGTCGTAGTGGACGACAGACGAGGGCCACTGGCTGATCCAGTGGAGGGTGGCGACACCATCGGAGTACACGACCCCCTCGGCCACGATGCCGGTCCCCGAGACTCCGGTCGGGTCAACGTCACGACGGAGTACGAACCTACGGTGTGTCATCTTCGCTCCAGTAGCCGTCACCTGGATCGGTGCCGTCGATACCGTGGACAGGGCAGGTCAGGTCAGCGATGCGGTAGCCGCCTGTGTCACCGAACCACGGACAGGTGCATCCTTCGGGACGGGGGTCATCATCCATCATGTCTTCCTCACCTTCTTGGTCTTGGTGGGCAGGGGTGGGGGTGGAGGTGGTGCTTCACCGAGCACCAGCTTGCGGACCTCGGCTTCGATCTGGACCTGGAGGTCGATGTCCTCGCGCATGGAGGCCAGCACTGGCTCCTTGCCGTTCCACTTCTGCCCGCCGTAGTGGTACCAGGCACCCTGCCGGGTGATGATGTCGTAGGTCAGGGCGATGGCCCACAGCTGGGACACCACGTCGTAGTCACCCTTCTGGAAGGGTCCGTAGTTGGTGAAGTAGAAGGGCGTGACGCCCACCCGCATCGGCGGGGCCGTCTTGTTCTTCATCACCAGCGTCTTGATGACGAGGCCGACCTTGTTCTTCCCGGCGTCCAGCAGCCACTCGTCACGCACCACCTCGACGCGGATGAAGTAGCTGAAGTTCTTGCCCTTGCCGCCCGGGGTGGTGCGAGGGTCGCCGTACATCACACCGATGCGGTCACGCCACTGGTTGATGATGAGGCAGAGGCAGTCACGCTCATCCACGGTGCGGCGCTGGGCCTTGGGTGACTTCCGCATCAGCTTGTTGGTGAGACGGGCACCCAGGCCTGGCTGCCAGTCGGTCATCTCACCCTCGCCCTCACCGCTGGGGATGAGGGCCGGGTAGGAGTCCAGCACGATGGCGTCCACCGACTGGCTGTCGAGAGCGTCCAGCATGATGGTGTAGGCCTCCTCCATCACGTTGGTCAGGGCCAGCACCACACGGGTGGTGTCGATGCCAAGCTCCTCGGCCCACTCCTTGTTGAAGTCCTCCGATGCCACCCACAGCACCTGGTAGTCCGGGTTCGCCATCATGTTGGCGGCGATGGTCTTCAGTGCCATGACCGTCTTGCCGTGGGACTCCAGGCCGATGATCTCGTTCCAAACGTTCAGCGGCCAGCCCCCACCGAGGGCCAGGTCGAACGAGAGCGAGCCAGTGGTGGCTCGGCGGAAGGTCGGGATCTCGCTGGCGTACACCAGCACCTCGGCCTTCATCTCCTTGTTGATCTGAGCGATCAGTGCGTCCACGGCGGTGGTCATGTGTCCCCCAACAGAAAGGACGGGTGAAGGAGGAGCTTCCGCCGCTGCTCTCCCTCACCCGTCTTCGGTGCCAAAGTTATCGAGGCGTAGGCGGATACGCAACTCACGGAGTGTGTTATTTCAGCCGGGTTGCCAGGACGAGGCCATCCCCTGCTGGAACATGCCGTTGAACCCACAGTCGAAGCAGTGCGGAGCAGGAGGGGGGCCACGTCGGACACCCTCCCCCGACCTGCTGTAGTAGCGGGTGCTCCCGCACTCCGGGCACGGATCGGGGTCGATCTTGTGGGCCTTGCCACCGTGCCAGGTGGTCATGGCCCCCCACAGGTTGTCGATCGTCACCTTGGGCGGGGCCTGCTGGACCTGGGGCTGCATCTGCTGCTGGGGGATGTACCCAGGCGGTGGCCGCATCTGCTGGGGCTGGGGCTGCTGACGCTGCCCGCCGAACTTGCGGGCGTACCACCCGGAGGAGTCGCTCATGCCAGAGCAGTGGCGACTGCAGCGAGCGCCATGGCATCGGAGAGGAAGGTCAGCATCGCTCCCGACACGCGCTCTTGCAGATCCTGCAGACTCAGGTCTGCAGGATTGAGCGCCGTCGAGATGATCGAGCGGGCGTAGTCGTCGGCCAGGCCGATGATCTGATCAGCCACGGCCACTTGCACCTGTGCTGGCATGGTGTGGATAGTAACTCACTTCTTCTTCGCTGCCGCCCAGGAGTACCCGATCTTGGAAGACACGATAAGCGGGATCTCCCCGAGGATGGGGGACCCGGAGAGGTCGGTGACGCCAGTCATGGTGTCGGACACCAGCGCGAGCACCTCTTCAGCGTAGGCCTCCTCGCAGCGCACGATGATCTCGTCGTGGACCTGAAGCACCATCTGCGCTGGATATGCCGATATGCGTTGGTACAGGTTGAGCATGGCGATCTTCGTGATGTAGCTGGCGAAGCCCTGGACCAAGGCGTTGATGGCCTGGCGCTCGGCCCGCCAGCGCATCCACTCCTCCTCCTTGTGGTACTTCATCAGGTCCGGGAGACGACGGAGCCTGCCGATGGGAGGGATGATGATCGTCGGCGGGTCAGTCGAGGGGCTGGCCGGGTCGCACCGGTCCCGGGCCTCGGCCAGCACCCGCTTCTTCCAGGGTTCAAGCCCGCCGAACATCTCGTAGTAACCATCGATGAGCTTCTGCGCCCGACGCTTGGAGCACTTGGCTACGTATGCAATCTTGTTCACCCCAGCGCCGTAGATGATGGCGAAGTTCTGCGTCTTGCCGACCGCCCGCTGCTCCTCGGTGACCTTGTCGAGGGGGATGTTCCACATGGCTGCCGCCGCCTGGCGGTGGACATCGTCACCACGCTTGAACACGGTCAGCATGTTGGGGTCGCCCGACTCGTAGCCAGCACACCGCAACTCCACCTGGTCGTAGTCGGCCACGATGAGGACGTGGCCTGGCCCAGCGATGAACAGTTCACGAATGACCGAGGACTTGGGGATCTGGTGGAGGTTGGGCTTCTCCGCTGAGAACCTGCCGGTGACGGTGCCGTGCTGCTTGAAGCTGGTGTGCAGCCGGGGTAGGCCGGAGTCGCGCTTGCTCAGGTACTTGTCGAAGCCAACGACGAAGGTGCCGCGCAGCTTCTCGTAGGCCGACCACTCCAGGAACAGGCGGGCTACCTCGTTGCTGCTGGCGTAGCGCTCCAGGAGCGCCTTGTTCAGCTGGGCGGCGTCGGTCTTGGCCGTGCGGTTGAGGGGGGTGAGGCCCTGGGGCTTCAGTGGGTGGCCGCTGGTGCCGACTGGTATCTCCTTGCCCTTCTCCACCTCACCGAACAGCACGTAGCGCTTGACCGAGAGGTTCGACATCGGGATCTCGTCCCCGACCAACTGGCCCACGTCCTTCTCGATCTGAGCGATGGAGGTGGTCAACTCCTCGCCCACCTTCTCCATCGCTGACAGGTCGATGGGGAACCCGGCCGACTCCATGTCCATGAGCACCGGATACATGCTCATCTCGAAGTCGTAGACGGCCTTCAGTCCCCGCTTGATGAGCTTGGGCCACAGCCTCTTGTAGAGGTACCGGGTGTAGACGAGGTCCTTGTTGAGGTACGAGGCGATCTCGTCCAGCCCGAAGTTCTCGACGCCCTTGGTCCCGAGCGAGGGGTACCACTTCTTGCGGTCGGCCGGTCGGAACCAGTCGATCGACAACTCCTTCAACCCGTACATGGGGAGTGACTCATCGATGACGTGCTGCAGGACGAGGGTGTCGTGGTAGGGGCCGGGTGGGATCCGACCGCCGAAGTACTTGGCGATGGTCTGCAGGTCGAACTTCAGATGGTGGTTGAGCTTGGCCCGGTCGCTGAACAGCAGCGGTTCGATCAACTCGGCCACCTGGTAGGGGTACAGCTGGCGCGGCGGCGGGGCGTAGGTCGCTGGCACCAGGTGCTCCACCATCCGCATCGACGGCTTGCCGGTAGGAGTCAGGCCGCGCTCGTCGCTCCAGAGCAACGAGGCTGGCGTCTTCTCCTTCTTCTGCACCGTGAGCCGGTGCCCCTTGGGGTGGCCGCAGGGGATCAGGAAGGTGTGGGCCGTGCAACCGAGGCCGCACCACAGCATCTCGTTGGTCTGCGTGTCGAGTCCGTTCGTCTCCAGGTCGATGACGAACGTGTCCTCACGGAGAAGCAGGTCCACGGCCCCCCGTACCTGCTCCCCCGTGAGGAGGACTCGCGGGTGCCTACTCGTAGTCGTCCGTCATCTCGTCCGCGATCTCGCGCAACTCCTTGGGGAGAGGAATCTGCAGGATCTCGGGGTCGTACAGGTGGAACTGCTTCAACCGATCCTCGTCGGGGATCGGCGTGTCGTAGTCCTCGGTCAGCGCCGTGCGCTTGATGGGGCTGACGTTGTACTGGGTCGACGCCTTCTGGCCCGTCTTGCTCACCAGGAAGAAGCCCTTGGTCAGCGGCCCGATCTTCGGGTCGTTGGCGTAGGACTTCAGCACCTGGAACAGGCGAGCACCCACGTCCCAGGACTTCAACGACACGTCGCCGTTGGGGTCGAGGACGAAGACGTTGAAGGCCGACACGGCCTGGGGACGCACGCCCACCTCGCACAGCGGGCAGTCCTTGCCCACCGACTGCAGGCACACGTAGGAGCGGGTCTGCTTGCCGTCCTTGGTCTGGCGGTCGACCCAGTGGCGGCGGTACCCCACGTAGGGACCCTCCTCCGCGAAGGCGATGATCTGGCTGCGCTCCTCGGGACGGAAGCCCTGCGCCCATGAGGACGTGGAGTCCATCACCTCCTGGGAGCCACCCCAGCCGCCGCGTGGCGCGCTGCCTCCGTTGGTGGAGGGAGGGCGGGGAGCCGAACGGTCCTTGCTACGCGGCGGCGGCGAATCGTTCTCGCCGTCTTCGTCGGGCGGCTCCGCGGCAGGAGGTGCTGGTCGCTTGCTTGGCATGTGAACCTCGATTTCGGTGTCAGTGATCGGCTTGAAGCGCTGCGAACGCTTTGCCTACATCCAGTGCGAACGAGCGGGTCGGTGGTTGCCGGTTGAGGATCACCTTGTGCTTGTCAGCAAGCGAAAGGATACATTCGATCTGCTCCCGTGTCCACAACCGACGCCCCTTCGTGGGGTGCTTCGCACCCGGCTTGGCGTTGGTCGGCTGGGACCGGTAGGGGGAGCGGGGCAGCAGGCCCTGCGTCTCCCACAGGCGGATCGAGTTCTGGCTGTAGCCGATGGCCTTGGCGAGCGCCGAGATGGGGAAGAACTGGACGACCTTGCCGTTGACGACGCCATCGGTCGGGCGTGCATCCCATATCGGCTTATCAGGAGGGGGACCCTCCTTCTTGTCTCGGTTGACCGGCTTGCGTCGGCCGGGGTAGTCCAGGTCACCGAAGAGTCGATCGACCGAGTCACTCACCCTGCAGATGGTCCAGCATCTCTTGAGTGGCCTCACGCCACTGCACCAGGGGGGTGACGGCCCACACCGGCATCTGCCCACCGGGGTACAAGGTCTGCACCACCGACTGGAAGATGGCATCGACACTCATGCCTCGGTCGACGGCTGCGCGCGGTGGCCGACCGATCCGACCCGGCACCTTGGGTGTCGTGGACTGGTTCTTCCGGTAGGCCGGGACGACACCGTGCATCTGAGAACGGTGACGGGCCTGAGCGTTGGCCGACTTGAAGTCGTCGCGGCCACACTCGGGGCACGCCTCGGCAGGGATGTGGGACATGACGTGCCCGGACAGGGCCTGGGCGTTGGGGTACACCTTGCTGCACTCCGGGCAGACGAAGGTGCTGTCGGGGATCAGGTCGGGATCTTCTCGGATCATGTCTTCGGCCATCATCAGCGGCGCGCCTTCGCAGCGAGGATGCGCTCGGTCAGCAGCATGATGCGGAACTCGTCGCGCGTCGGGCGGCTGCCCTTGGGGTACTGGTAGTTCGGGGGACGGAAGTAGTGGCGTGCCAGCAACGTCCCGAAGGTGTTGATGGTGTCTCGCCGCTCCATCCCGCACCGCTCGCAGCGCAGGGTCAGGGGGACGCCGAACTGAGGGGTCCAGGTGCTGTCGTAGTCGAACCAGGAGTGGCCCAACGTGTTGCAGCGGAGGTAGCCCTGGCGCTCATGGTCGACAGTGCTCTGGTAGCCCTCCCCTAGGAGGGCTTCCAGGTCAGAGATCGTCTCGGTCACAATGTGTTACCTCGGTGTGTAGTGGTCACGGTGGAGTGTGACACTACACACGTTAGTAACTAGACGGCAACCAAGTCCTTCTCCCAAGCGTCGAGCGCAGTCTCCAGGGCGCGCTCAACCAGGAGGGTCTTGGAGACGACGCGGCGATCCGCTTCGCGGTCCAAACGAGCCAGCAGTTCGTCAGACAGACGGAACTGTGCTTGGGTCCGGGGGTTGACCACAGTCTTTGGACGTGGCATGGGGTTTCCTCCCTTCTTGGTGGGGGTGGTGGTAGTGGGCTTGCGGCTAGGCATCGTCGTCCTCCTTGTCAGCGTCGATGATGAAGAAAGCGAAGTTCTCGCTCTCCTCGTAAAGGGCCTGCAGTTCTGCGTCGGTGAGCTTGCCCTCGAAAGCAGCAGCGAGGAGGGCGTCCTCGTCCAGCACCACCTCGGTGCGCGTGCACTGTTCCAACAGCTTCTTGCGCTTCAACAGGGCCATGGCTGCTGCTTCGTTGAGCCGCTGGCTGGTGCGTCGAACACGGCGGATGGCCCCGACCTCGCGGCCCTTGGCCTTGCCGCCCTTGTACTCGGCGTAGGGGATCGGCTCCATCAACCTGATGATCCGATGCCCACCCTCCTGTAGCTCACCGACACGCTCCAACGTGTCCATGAGCGACTCCTTGTCCTTCTTCTCGCGGTACTCCGAGCGCTCGCGCATCGACCGGTTCTGCAGGTAGTCCTGCACCACCAGTTCGAGTTGGAGCGTTGAAGGCTTCGGTCGCTTTGTCGGCATACCACCAGTGTAGGGCACAGGTGGGCACTTATCAACTCGGGCCGTCTAGGAACTCCCGCAGTGACTGGAGGTCCAGTTTCAGGACCCCGCCCTTGTCGAACTCGCCGTCCACGAAGGCGCGCGCCACCTTGGCCTTCTGCTGGAGCATCTCGTACATGCGCTGCTCGATCGTCTGGTGGCCGTACATGTAGACGATGCGGATCTGCTTGAAGGCTGAGTCGGTGCGGTCGATGCGGGCCACGCGCTGGGCCAGAGCACCGGCCGACCACGGGAGGTCGTAGCTGATGAGGTGGCTCCCCTTGCCGAGGCTGATGCCGTAGGCCCCGGCGTCGGAGGACAGGAAGACCTTGCACGCCGGGTCGTTGTTGAACCGTTCGATGCGGCGGTCCCTCTCCTGGGCCGAGGTGATGTCACCGGTCAGGGTGGTGAAGGGGATCTTCAGCTTCAAGAAGGCCTGGCCGATCATGGCGATCATCGGCTTGAAGAAGGAGAAGATCACCACCTTGTGGTCGGGGGCTTCGTTGAGGATCTCGACCGCCGTCTCCACCAGGGCGTCCAGCTTGGCGTTCTCCAAGGGCAGGGCGTCGAGGAGGCCCGCCTCCTTCATCTCGGCGGCGTACTGCGACCCGGCCTTGGTCAGGGGAGAGTCGAAGTCGTCGGCCGACGCGCGCAGCAGGCGAGGGTGGGACGACAGCATCCGCATGGCGAGCAGGCGGGACATCACCGCACCCAGGGCAGCGCTCGTCTCGGTGGGGGCGTGGCCGTAGTGAGCGGTGACATCGAAGTACCCGCCGATGCCAGCGGCGATGGCCTTGTCGAGAGCGTCGCTCAGGTCACGGCGCACGATGTCGTGGAGGCGCATGGTGATCTTGTCGAGGACGACCGGCATCTCCACGTCGATCTTCTCGGGCAGCCACTCAGCGATGTCCTCCCGGCTCTTGCGGAACATCGCTGGGCCGAGGCGGTTCTGGATCAGGTGGAGGTTGCGGTAGCGCAGGGGCCTCCCCCAGCCATCGCGCACGATGAACGTGCGATCGAAGAGGCCGAAGCGACCGAGCACCTCGGGGTCAACGAACTCCATGATGCTGAACAGTTCCTCGGGCCGGTTCTCCACAGGTTGTCCCGAGAGTCCGAGACGCACCTGTGCATGACGAGCGAGGAGCTTGGCCCGCTTGGAAGTCTTGGTGTTGAACCCCTTCAGTGCTGATACCTCGTCCGCGATGATGAAGTCGACCGGCAGCATCGCCTTGATCTCCTCCCAGTCATGCACAAGGCACTGGTAGTGGAGGATCGTGTAGTTGAACAGGTGCGCGCGTCGATATCCCGATATCCGATGGCGCTTGTCACCCTCGATCACCTGGACGCTTGCTCGGGGGTCGACCTTGGCGATCTCCCGGACCCACTGGTACTTCGTGGACTTGAGCGCGAACACTGCACCATTGGTGACGACGCGGCGCTGACGCAGGCGACGGACAGCGGCAGCCGAGGTGACCGTCTTGCCGCTGCCCATCACCATTGCCAGGAGCAGACTGTGCCGCTCCAGGATTCGCTCTACCCCGTCGATCTGGTAGGGGCGTAGCTCCATCGCTCTAGCCTGCCCGACGCTGGCCGACCTTCTTGGCGGGGACCCGCTTGGCCGGGGTGACCACAGGCTCGGGCTTGACGTGAGCTACGCCGTTGATGGACTTGGCGTTGGTGTGCTTCCGCACCGCCTCCCGCAGGACCGAGTCGTCGTAGGGGGCGTGAACATCGATGGTGCGGCCGTCGTCCAGGAGGAAGCGGTGGATGACCCACTCGTAGACCGCTGTGTACGTGCCGTCGTCGTTCTGCTCCAACTTGGTGATGACCATTGTGTCACTCTACTGGGCGGTAGATAAGCGAGCGCCACACAGGACCGTGAGCGCAGTGCCCCTTGGCCCGAGGACGTGTCTCGCCTGTCCTCACGATGTATCCCTGGCGAGCAAGGCTAAGAACGACTGGCCCAAGTGCGCGTGGCTGGCGTGGCTCCTCCAGACCTTGGTCCCATAACTCATCGGTGAACATCTCCGGGTGGCGCTGGAGGTAGTGGATCAGGAAGTCCCGGGCATATGCCTTCCACTCATCATCAGCATGAGCCTCGACCCGGGCCATCCCGATGTCGCGACCGAGGGCTGCATCATTCAGGTGTCGCTGCCGACGACAGAAGGTGCAGTCCACCCAGCGGTATCGAGCGATGCCGTCGACATCAATGCGTCGAAGCCGCCGTCTCCCCGTCCCGCCGCAGACGCAACTCACATCCCGAGTCTACGTGTACTGGCCCATGACGCCAGCAATAACTCATCGTCGGCAACATCGCCTACGTCCTTCGCTGCAGCACCATCCTCATCAACCAGGCCGTCGTAGCGCCAGGGGACCACAGCGCAGCCGCCGCGGCGCAGCATCGGAGCCAGAATCTCGGCTCCGTCGTGACCGGCCTTGTCGTTGTCGAGGGCCAGGTAGACGGTGGAGAAGGCCAGAGCGAGAAGACGCGCCTGGTCCTTCGACACCCAGGCTCCAAGTGCAGCGACGGCTGGGATGCCCAGCCCGAAGAGACGCACCGCATCGAGGGGTGATTCAACGAGTACTGCCTGGTCATGGCTCTCGATGAGAGAGTAACCGAACAGAGTCGTGGACTTGGGGACCCCCTCGGGGAGGGTTAACACACTGCCCGCCTGTCGGTACTGGGCACCGAGCAACTCACCGTCCGGTGTCCTGATGGGCAGGATCACCTGCTTGGTGTCGGGTGAGTACCTCACTCCATATGCGTCTATGGCTTCTCGTCGTAGAAACCGACGCTCCAGGAACCTCCGGGGCACGTCCTTGAAGACGTTGAAGAGGGTGAAGTCGGTCAGCCGGTGGAGGAGGGGGGCCACCACCTTGATCGGATCGGCGCGGGCCTCGTCCCAGCGGCGCACCAGCGACTGGTGCTTGAGATCCATCTCCAGGTCCTCGGGGGCATATCCCAATATGTCAGTGTGCAGGCCGGTGAGGGTGCCCGAGTAGCCGCAGGCGAAGCAGTGGTGCAGGAACGTGTGCTTGTTGATCGACCAGGAGGGGTGAACGTCTGGCTTGCCCGTGCGTTCCTCATGCATCGGGCACGCGCCCGATATCTCCTTCGTCCCATCGCGTAGGCGTTGGACTCCCAGGTCTTCCAGGACTTGGAACAGGTCAATATCAGTTGAGTTCATGCTGCAAGTCCTTGGACTCGGGGAGGATCTCGTCAACACGGCCCTTCGACCAGTTCCAGCGGAGGATCGTCTCGGCGCGGGGGCCGGAACGAGAGGCGAGCACCTTCATGCGGATGGTGACGGCACCATGATCAGACTCCTCGGGGTCGTCGCGCTCGACCCCGAGCAGGACATCGGCTGACTGGCCGAAGGCCTGTGTGTACATCGGGGAGAACATCGTCAGCCCTCCCTTGGAACGTGTCATCGTGGCCTGGGTGGTCCCGATGATCGGGATGGACTGGGACTGCGCCAGTTCCTTCAACCCGCGTGCAATCTCGGTCAGCGCCTGGGCTGACCCCTGTTCGATCTTCGGTGTCTCGGAGCGCATGAGGTAGAGCGCATCAACGAGCACCACGTCGGGGCGGTAGTCCATGATCTTGGCCTGCAACCCGGAGATGGTCATGCCCGACAGGTCAGCCGAGGTGATGAACGAGCGGCCCGACTCCAGCCGCCGCAGGGCCTTGTCGATCTGGAGGTACTCACGGTTGTTGATCGTCCCGTTGAGGATGCCGGTGAGTGACACCTCGCCATAGAGCGCCATCAAGCGGTCGTGCTGCTCCTGGTTGGACATCTCGAAGCCGATGAACAGAGGCACGCGACCGGAGGAGTGGATGTTCTTCGCCATCGCCAGCAGGGTGGCGCTCTTGAACGCCTTGGGCAGGCCGATCATCACGATGAACTGCTCGGGCTGCAGCCCACCCGTGACGTAGTCGATGCCGTTGAAGCCAGTCGGGATGCCACGCAGAAAGCCGGGGTCGGAGCGGCGATCCTCCACCACATCCATCAGGCTGGTGCGCTGGGTGGTGAGGTCGGAGTCGAGGGCCGGGTTCGTCTCGCGGGCCACCTGCATCAAGCCGTGCTTGATCACGTCGAACATGGCGTCGAGCGAGTCGGGGGAATCCGTGGTGTTGAGCAGGGTGATGGCCTCGGTCAGCATCTCGGTGCCGAGAGAGCGCTTGCGGCGCTGACGCAGACCATCGAGGAAGAAGGCCAGGGGCAGGGGAGAGACGGGCCACTCGAAGGAGGGGAACTTGTCGCGCATCACCTCCAGGTCGGCGGGCTGGCCGTACGTTCGCCAATGCTCGGTGAGATATTCGTAGACCCGGCGATACCTGTCGTCGGTGAAGAACTCCGGGGTGATCTTGCCCGCCACGGCCACGGCGATGGCCTGTTCGTGGATGATCTTCGCCAACAGCCCCCGCTGTACGTCCATGTCAGGTGTAGTCCTCTCCCCGGATCACTTCACGACCAAGCTGGCCGTAGCGATCAAGGCGTTGTGGGTCGGAGTCGTAAACGACCTGCAGACCTTCTCGATACGGCAGCAAGGAGCAGAACTGATCGAGAGAAACGTACTGCAGTGAGTCGTAGGGCAAGGGCATGGCGTCGAGGAACGCAGCTGCCTGGTCGGCAGCCTCGTCGCTGATGAACGTGACGATCTCGGCCCCGAAGTCGGGGAAGCGCCGCTTGTTGGTGGCGAGGCGGCGCAGTGGCACATCAAGCCAGTGCCAGTGGGAGGTGAAGTGGGGGTGGCTCCAGCGGTGACGCTTGTCGCCCTCCACCGTCTCGACGGTGACGAGCACGCCCTCCAGAACGACGATGTAGTGCGGCCTCACCGAGACCGCTAAGTCACCGTGCTCCATGGCGAACGCGTAGAAGGGTCATCGGCAGCTGCTCCCATAGCTTGATTGGATTGTGCCCCAGTCCGTCCCCCCGATGAGGTTCCGCTTCAGCGAAGCCTCATCGGTACCCCCCACCGGGGGGCCGAGCTATGGGACTCGGAACCGTAATACATCGCGCGTGCGGGCGCAACCATCAACCATGCTTGCGGTTCCAGGGCAGCGTCCATCCGGCCACGCGGTAGTCCTCGGGGTCACCGATCTCGCCCTCAGGCAGGGCTTCAATGCGGGCGCGCGCTGCGTCGATCAGGGGCTGCTCGGCAGCCAGCTTCGACTCCAACCGGTCCACGATGCGCTGGTTCTCCTCGCGCCGCGCCCGGTCGATCGCCGGGTCAGCGACCGCCGTGCTGCCCCACCACCCGGTGAACAGCTGCCACGGGGTCTGGCCCTCGCGCAGGTCCAAGGTTGAGCCGGGTGCCATCAAGTCCTCGAAGAAGGCGTCGAAGTAGGCCTCGACGTACTCGGGGCTGTAGCCCTTGGCGAGGAACTGGCTGCGGATGTACCCGATCGCTGGGCCGCGGTGCATCACCCGGTGCTCGCGCCAGTGCGGGTACTGGGCGAGGATCTCCGTGAACCACAGCGTCTCGAACCGGGTCGCCAGCTGGGTGGCCGGGTCGGTGGTGACCGTGGCGGTCCCCTGGGCTGCGGTGGGATCGTCCCCGATCACCCCGGAGGGGTTCAAGTCCCCTTGATGTTCGCGTTCGTACTTCAAGTTGGGCCTCCCCTGATCGCACTCGCGGTGGACTGGAAGCTTGCCGTGGAGCCAGCCCTCCTTGGGCTGGACGGGGAAGGTGCAGACACAACAGGGTCCTGACCAGCGGTTGGGCTTCCTGAGGGCCGGAGGCCCATACGACGACGAGTTCTTCTCCGTAGGAGAAGAACGTTTCTTTTCAGTCTCATTTGAGACACCTTCTGAGACACCCAGCAGCAGGTAGGAGTAGCTGTTCTGGCCCCGGCTGGTGACCCTCGGGGTGCGGCTGATCAGGCCTGCGGACTCGGCTCGGACCAGCAGGCGCGCCACCGTGGGCACAGGGATCTGAGTGCGACGCGCTAGCTCCCGGATCGACGGGTAGGGGTCGGGCAGGTACTTCGCCAGCGCCCGCAGGATGGTCTGCATGCGCTTCCAGGTCTGCGCCGGTATCTCACTCGGTCGCTTGATGCTGCTGATCTGGACTGCTACTGTTGCCACGGCGTAACCCCTCTCGACGCTCCAACGACCGAGAGTAGTACACGCGAAGAGGCCCCCCGGAAGGGGGGCCTCTTGACGTTGGGGGGATGAACTACCCCCAGCGCTCCTGATGCTTCGCCAGGCGCATCTGCAGCCGGTAGGCGATGGAGTCGTTCCAGCCCGACAGGTGGTCGACCAGCTTGGCCAGATCGTCGGCGCTGAACGCCACTCGGATCATCGGCTCGCCGTCGTCACCGTTGGTGGACGGAGGGGGTGGTGCCGGTGCCGGGACCTTCTTGGCGATGGTCTTGGAAGGGGCCTTCTTGGTTGCTGTTGGCATATCAGGATATCCTAGCCACCACTGGCCTTGCCGTCACCCGCTCCAAGAAGGCAGCGAGGCACTCATCGAAGCGCTCTGCATCATCCCGGCTGAACCGCTGTTGTGTCCGACTCCCCCGCAGCGGCCCCCGCTCACAGCACAGCGTGAACCCGCCCGAGATAGGCCAGGCGTGGATGCCCTCGCTGACCTCACACAGCCAGTGGTCACCGCCCTTGATGTCCTTGGACTGCAGGAACTCGCCCATCTGTTCGGTCAGGGCGCTATCCCAGGCGAAGAGATCCAGGCAGTACTGGATGAACCCAGCGATGAGCTTCAACTCCTTCGCAGGCCGGACAACGATGTCCTTGATGGGCCACTTCGCCCAGGGCAACCCCAAGCACACCTTGCAGTCCACCTTCGCGAAGTCAGTGGTGACATTGGTGCTTCCGTTGCACAGTGACTGGCGAACGCCGATGTGAGTCCTTGTACTCACTCGTCGTCCCACATCTCGTCGTCGTCGGCCATCTCCTGGGCCTTGGTCGCCAGCCACTCGTAGTCGCTACGGGTGGCGTCCGGTCCCATCATGTCGATGATGTCGAATCCGTTCTTGATCATTGCTGGTCCCTTTCAGGGGTTCGGTGGGTGGTAAGTGGCGGCGGGTCGCCAGCGCGACCCGCCACCTGAGCTAGATGGTCTGGAGGGTGTTCCGCATCAGGTTGATGCGATTGATGAAGGTCACGACCGCCGCGTCGAGCGAGCGGACCACGGAGCGCAGGGCCACCGGACGGATCCCGGCGATGTCGCTGCGATAGCGGGTCAGCATCGTGAAGTACCCGTCCAGCTGGCTGATCTTGGGCTGGATCATCGTGCGGTTCATGCGGTTGGCGCGGATCCCCGGGATGAACTCGGTGACGATGTTGCGGAGCATCGGCTTGATGTCCTCATGCAGCGTCGACAGGATGCAGTGGGCGATGTAGATGCCCGAGGCCAGCTGGCGCTGTGCGACCGTCATGGTCGGCCAGGTGGCGATGCTCCACACCGAGCCACGGCCGCGCTGCCATGTGCCGATGGTGTACAGGGCTGTCTCCGGGGTGACCCCCGAGGCAACCGTCCGATACTCCTGCAGCCAGCCCGACGCCGTGGGGGTGTCGACCCCGGCGTAGACGGCCAACTCCGATGCTGTGAACTCCAGCTTCAACGGCGTCTGCGTGACGCAATCCAACAGGAAGCCTTCGACGTTCGATGTAGCCTGTCGATAACTCATTACAACTGCTTTCTCCGGTCCCCCGGTGTTTGGTGGTGAACAGGGCGGGGGTTGCAGCCCCCGCCCTTGTTCGTGGTCAGCCCGCCTGGGACAGGAAGGCTTGGATCTCCGCGTCGGTCGCGGTGGGTGTGCGGAGCAGCCGGATGAACTCCACCCGCTGCTGGATGTTGTCGACGCGGCCGTCGACCGCCTCGCCCTCGCCCGGCGCGAAGCCGAACTTGCGGTAGTACGAGGACGCTGCACCGAGGGTGCGATCGACATCAGCGAGCAACTCCAGACCGGGGGTCGGAGTGAACGGGCTGGCGACATCCTGGGCCAGGGCATCGACGGCCTTGGCCGTGTTGGTCAGCTGGTCCATCGAAGCGTTGAACGCAGCGACCTCCTCGGGGGTGTCGTTGTCGTGCTGGGCGTTGTGGAGGTCACGCAGCTGCTGCTTGCGGCTCTCCAGGTAGGCGTTCTCCAGCGTCTTGGGGTCGACCCCGGCCGCGATCTCGGTGGGCGAGGAAGCAGCGAGGGCACCCTTGCGGTCGGCCGCGGTCGGCTCACGACCGGGGACGTTCGGCTGGCGCTTCAACGCCATGCGGACATCGTTGGCCGCGACGAGGAAGCCCTTGGTGCGGGACTCCACGCGGGTGACCGCCTTGGCCCACGCATCGGCATCGATGCCACGCGGCTTGGACGCAGCCTCGCCGCGGGCGATTGCCGCCAGCGCCGCCAGCACCTTGCCTCCCTCGGTCTTGGGGCTGCCCGCCTCCTGGTGGGTGCGGTACGCCGCCTCGTTGAAGCGGTCGGAGGGTGCCCACGCCACAGCGGTGTCCCGCAGATGGCGCAGAGAGTCCTGGGAGTACTGCTCACCCACGGGGGTGGTCACCCCCTCCTTGCCCAACCGCTTGGCGAGAGCGGAGAGACGCTCAGGAACCGAGCCACCTTCTCCACTCGCGGGGAGAAGGTCTGAGCGCTTGCCGCTCTGCTCCTCGGGCACATGGGCGAGCACGGCGTCAGCCAGTCCCCAGGTGTCCTTCGTGTCGTCGGTGACGAGCCGGGTGGCGGCTCGCACGACTTGGTCATAGGTGGTCATTGGTCGGTGTCTCCTTGGTTGAGAGGGATGGTCAGAAGTGGCGTTGGATGTAGGTGTCGAGGCGACGGCGGCAGATGCGGAGCGTCTTCTCCAGGTCCAGGTCCCGGTGCTTGCGGCCTTTGAGGACATCGAGCGAGTTCACGATCTGCGCCAGGGTGATGTCGAGGATGTTGAGGGTCAGCTGATCCTCCACGCTCTCGATCGCCGGGGCGAAGTCGTCCTCGTCTGCCGATGTCATCAGACCTTCTTCGCCCGCTTGGTGTTCGTGGCGAGGGTCGCCTTGCTCAACTGCTTGCCCTGCCAGTCGGTGTAGCGCGCCCGGAACTTGAAGGTGATCGGGTCCTGCTCAGGGAGCAGGTTCAGTAGGTGCAGCACGTCCTCCTCGGTCAAGGCCATCCGAATGTATTGGTCCATGGATGAGAACCCTATCGGATCTCAACACGGGATGCAACCAACAACTTGTGATTTCTTCGTTGAGGTGTGCTAGACCCATAGACATGTATGCCCTCGGTGTTACCTCGGTTTGGCTCGCTGTCGTTCTCGCTGAGAACTGGATCGAGGTGCCAAGTTGGGCCTGGCGTGCCATCGCTGGCGTCCTAGGAGTCGGCTGGATATGCCTATATGACCCCAGCCACTGGTGGTTGGGGGTCGGGATCGGAGGTGCCGCCGTCGTCTTGGCCATGGCTACTGACTTACTGATGGTGCTCACCGACTGGGTTAGAGTGCAGGTCCTCAACCGAACCGGGCCAAGGAGGCCATTGTGACCATGCACGTAGTACTAGGGAACGGCGAGATGCCGACCCGTGAGTTGACCGCCTCGCTGGAGGACCTGAAGGCCTCGGCGCAGCAGGAGCAGGACAACTTCTGGTTTCTGATCCAGGCCAAGAGCGAGCCGAACGCCACCGACCGGGCGCTGGTCAACTGGCTCATCAAGAACGAGGCCTGGTACGCCATCATCTCGGACGGCACCGATGTCGACCCGATGTACCTGGCCGAGTCCCAGGAGACGCACACCGCCAAGCGCATGGCCCCCAAGGTCGTGGAGTTGATGAATGCGGGACCGGAAGAGGGCGAGGGTGCCCAGCTGCTGGCCCTGTTCGTCAGCGACGACTTCTCCGACCCGGCCGACGCCTGGCTCAACGACGTGGGCGCTGCTGTACAGGAGGCTGGCTTCGAGGTGCGCGCGCTGAACGACGGCCTCGTCGTGGTCGACATGAGCGATGTCGAGCCTGACGAGGTGGTCGACGAGGACGAGGAGGAGTTGGAGGCCGAGGAGCAGTCCCTGGCCGAGCAGCTGGACGAGATGAACCGCGAGGAACTGATCGCCTTCGCTCAGTCCAAGGGCGTCACCTTCCCGCCGCGGACCCGCATCCCCACGATGATCGCCACCCTGCTCGCCAAGACGGACGGTGCCGCCGCGGTCGAGGAACCGCTGGAGGATGAGACGGCACCAGAGACGCCAGCGCTGGCCTCAGTGAGCACCCTGGCCCCCTCGGTGCCAGGCCTGTCGGCCCCGGCAATGGTCATCGTCATCATGAACGGGACGGTCACGGCGCGGATCGCCACGCCTGAGATGGCCGAGGCTCTGATCAACGCCTGACGTTGACACATTCTGTAGAGTGAGTGCCACCAGTCAAACGGCTGGCGGCGAGGGAGAGATTCCGCCCTCTTCCTCCGGGGTGGGGAGGTTGGTCCGCCGCTGACCTCCCCACCTGCTCACGGCCAGGGCGAGATGACGTTCTGAGTGCTGGGTGCTGCTGCCGTGAGGTACGGCAGGACAGTCGGGGTGGGGGACCAGGGCACCAGGGGCCGAGACTCGTTCCACATCGGGTCCTCCGGGTAGAGCACGTCGAGGTGGCCGTGGACCGGGATCCCAGCCGGGACCCACTGGTAGGCCAGCCCCTGCAGCGCCGCCTCGTCGTCGGTCAGCGGCGACGAGGCGTCGACCTTCCAGGCGAACAGCCGACCGAAGGTGGAGTTGCGGAGGTTGTACCAGCAGCTGTAGCTGGCGTGGCGGTTGGACGTGCCGCCGTACCAGCTGAAGTCCTCGCGCGCCCCGTACGTGGTGTCGCCGTCGAAGTAGGGCCAGTCGTTGCCGTTGTCGGGCAGGTTCCCCGGCTCCACGCACACCTGGTCGATGTCGAAGACCCCGGTGGTCAGGGTGGCGTCATACGGCTCGTACTCCAGGCGCAGCATCCCCGACACCGCCTCGCCAGGATCGCGCATGGTGCGGATGTGGGTGAAGCCTGCGCCGATCAGCCACGACGGAGTCGTCTCACCGTCGCGCAGCGTCTCGTAGCCCCAGTTGGCCATTGACACCCGGTAGTCGTCGTCCCAGGTGATCAGGCCCAGCTTCAGGACACCAGCGCCGCGCACCTGCATCTGGATCGTCAGGCCTGGTTCGCGGCGACGGCGGTAGGTCAGCGGGAAGACGTTGCTCTCCAGGATCAGGGGGGTGCCTCCGGTGACACGACCGCAGTTGTTGCCCGCCCCCGGAGGGGGGTCACCGACGAGAGCGATCGACCCATTGGTGCGCCAGAAGTTCGTCGTCAACTCGAAGCTCGGGTTGGCGATCAGGTTGAGCCGCTGCGGGTAGATCCAGACGTGCTGGGTGCGCGCCGTCTCGAAGGGGATCGGCGTCCGCTCGATCAGCAGCGTGCCCTCGACAGCGTTGGGCATGGTCCCGGCGTCAGCACCGGCAGACACGTCATCCCAGTAGAACAGCACCCGCTTGTTCGACAGGGTGGCGTCGACAGCCGGGACCACGCCATCGTTGGCGTGCATCAGGGGGTTGCCGAGGAACGTGCTGTCGGTGACGAACATCAGGTCGTCCAGCGACGATGATCCCTTGTCGAGAGCGAAGCCGACTGCGGCCACTGGTGTCGTCGGCGTCCCCGGAGGGATCACGAAGCGGGAGGAGACGGCGATCTCGGCCACGTTGCGGGTCGTCCCGGCAGCCTTGGTGATCGTCACCGGCAGGGACGGACCCACGACGTAGGTGCTGCCCCAGCCCAGCATGTTCTTCAGCGTGTCGACCTTGTTGATACCGGCATATGCCGTAGTCGTCGGGAGGTTCTCGCCCTCGCCCGAGATCAGCGCCGGAGCCTGTGGAAACAGGTACAGCTGGACACTGGCCCCGGCCCACCCGGCCTTGAGAGTGGAGAGGAACTGCGAGGTGAAGTAGTAACTCACTCCTGCTCCTCTCCGATGAAGAAGGGATCGAACACACCTGGGTCCAGCGGGCCGATCTTCTCGGCACCGGTATCGGTGGGTCCACCAGGATGCCCTGCCGCTGGGCCGGTCAGGGTGAGGGTCTTGACGAACACGTCCGAGGTGACCTGCGACGAGTTGCCGACGTAGTAGAGCGAGGCCCCGGAGAAGTGGACGTAGGGCGAGCGACTGGTGTTGGACCCAGCCGCCCGACTGACCACAGCGATCGCTGGCACGACGTAGGCCCCGTTGGCCGGGACGGTGCCGGATACCGAGGTCGGTGCCCAGTTGCCGACTGTCGGGGTCACCGCCCCCAGCGCCGCCGCCAGGCTGATGAAGTCATCAGGCCTGCCACCATCCCCGAAGAAGAACAGGAAGGCCTGCATCGACCCGACGCCGAACTCGCTGGCGCAGGAGATGGTGAAGGTGTACACGTCACCGGGCTTGCACGGTGTGCCCACATCGAAGGGGAGGATCTCCAGTGGTGGATCAGGTGCGATCTGGGTCTGCTTGCCGTCGCCGCAAGTGATCAGCAGATCGGCCAGAGCATCGGCTGGACCGGTGTAGACGTGCATCATCCCCTTGCCGCTGGTCGGCCCGGGGTTGTATCCGTAGGTCCCTGAACTGAAGCCGATCCTGTCGTAGCTCAATGGACTGGCCGGGATGCCAGAGCCGGTGGGCTTGGGGTAGGTGAGGTCGTGGATCCCTGCCCAGTTGCCGGTGCCGTTCATGAACTCAGAGTCATCGGGGAGCAGTAACACATTGGGGGACGAGGTGACATCGCAGTCGCACTTGGCCGCTGCATTGACCAGTGACTTCATTCCACCGACCGTGCCCCGACCACGGTAGAGGTAGCCGATCGTGCCGACCAGCGCGCGGTAGGAGTAGTCGCCCAGCCCCGGCTCGTACTTCACCCCGAAGTTCTCACCGATGCGCTGCAGCAGGGAGAGGGGGGTGAAGTCGGTGTGGTACATGTCGAGCGACGACTCGGCGTACTCACGGGTGAGGTCGAACTGGTAGCCGAAGATCTGCAGCCAGCGCTTCAGGTCGCCGTCGTTGGCCCCGCCGCGCATGTTGTCGTCCAGGTAGCGGTAGTACGGCGGCAGGGCATTCCACAGGTGCTCGGCGTGATGGTGGTTGCGCGGCAGCAGGCAGCAGTGGATGGCGGAACGCACCCAGTCGAAGCCGACGCGGAAGAACAGGGCGTAGTAGTACCAGCGACCGGGGGTCAGGCCTGTGGCGGCCGATGTCTCGGGGGAATGAGGGTCGAACTGGTTGGGGGTGAGGATCTCATGGCTGGTGGCGTCGTAGCGATAGCCGGTGGGGTACAGCTGCGCCTTGGTCTGCCGCATGATCGCCTGACCGTCGTTGACCGTGGACGGGTAGCCCATAGCGGCGCGGATGATCGTCACCTCGCTCCAGGTGATGTCGGCCAGCGTGGAGGGCGTCTCCCAGGAGATCGCAAACTGCTCGGGGACGTTCCACTCGATCTCGATGGTGTCGTAGTTGATCGGCTGGGAGTAGAGAGTGCCCTTGCCGACACCAGCAGGCGTCCACCCCGGCAGGGTCGTCGGATATCGGATGGCCGTCTGCTGGGTGCGGGCATTGGTCGAGCCACGGACGTAGTCGCCACCTGAAACGGTGGTATCGATGACGCGCTGCACGGTGAAGGCGGGCTGGTCCCACCACTTCGACGTGTCGTCCGTCTCGGTACCGGGCCACCACGGACGGTTGAGGGAGGGCGGCGAAAGCTCCGTCACCGGCCCGACCGGTGCCGGAGTGAGCACAGTCGACGGCCCGTCCTCGCCGCGCACCAGGGTGGTAGTCGGCCCCTGGGGTGACGGGAGGATGGTGGTCGTAGGACCAGGCAGTGACGGCTCCAGGTCCGAGGTGGGGCCAGGAGCGGACGGCTGGACCTTCATGGTGCGGCTCGCGCCGACCGGCTCTAGCACCACGTTCTCTCCGGTGAAGGCGGTGAAGGCACCCGAGTCGGCTGCGATCCCGGCGAAGGAGTTGATGTTCCAGCCGAACTTCTCGGTCCCACCGGGGACGTTGTTGGCCCCGATGCCGTTGGTGATCGACACGTTGGAGAGCCAGCCCCGCATGGACAGCGTGCCGTCCTCGGCCCCACCGAAGGTCACCTGCTCGGTGTCCATGTACAGGGCGGTGACGTTCTCGAAGACGAGGGGGTCGCCCTGGGCCACCCAATCGGTCGGCAGCGGGACCAGCGGGGTGCCCACCGGGGTGAGCGCCTCGGGTGCGGTGAAGAAGGTCACCGTGGCGTCCGTGGTGGAGTAGTTCGTCGTGATCGCCAGCCAGCCCCAGTCGACGTTGTCGTCGTCCCACACATCAGCGAGCACAGCGTTGATGTCGTCGGTCATCCCATCCGAGGAGGCGTGGAAGCTGAACTCAGTGCCCTTACGACGCAGCGAGAAGCTGCGCCCGAGTGGGGTGACATCACCGGTCGATGCTGTCGAGGCGACGTTGGCGTTGATCTTGGCGTAGGTGAACGTCGTCGTGGTCGGAACTGTCGTGATCGTGACAGTCCCGTCGAAGGGAGCGCCGACGCCGGTCACGATGACGGCGTTGCCGACCGCCAGCTTGTGGGGGTCCTTCGTGGTGATGGTCGCCACGTTCGTGGTCAGCTGCTTGTTCAGCACCTTCGACGCTGGCGTGGTGTTCCACTTCTGGACGAGCACCTGCTCAGTGGTGAGCAGCTTGCCCGTGAAGTTCACCCTGACCATGAGGGTGAAGTCGCTGGTCACGGTCGAGAGGTTGGGGACCGTGGCCCGGCAGTACTCGCCACTTACGCCATCGAACGATACATATCCCGATATGGTCGGCGTGCTCGACTGATGCAGCGTGATGGTCTTGCCCCACTGCTCGTTGAACACCGTCGTGGCGGTCGGGACCCGCAGGGACTCCTGGTCCATGCGGAACATCTCGATGTTGGTGGCGTCGTTGTAGATCCTCAGGTTGGCGATGCGCCCACCGAACCAAGAGGTGTCACCCTCGGTCGCACCGATCCAGAACGGCCCGTTGCCCTGCACCAGACCCGAGGTGGGGTAGTTGGTCACGATCGGCTGGCCGATAGCGACCCAGCTGTCGCCGTAGTCGAGCGTCTCGAAGAGGCGCAGGCTCTGCTGATTGGGCACCGTCATGTCCACTGCCAGCCTGAGGTAGCGGTACTCCCCATTGACCGGGCCAGCGATGGGCCGGGTGGTCGAGGTGTATTCGATGGAGCCAGACGAGTTGGTCCAGGTGAACAGCAACTCACCGTTGGGCGACAGGCGCACCAGGTAGGAGTGGTTGTTGCCCGCCGACCAGCGTCCGAAGAGAGTCTGAGCCGGTCCCTCGGAGTGGGATGTCGGCGGGTCCTCCGAGTCCACTACCAGCTGACCGGTCCAGCGATCGGCGGCGAGTCGGATGTCGATGGTCATCGACCCGGCGATGGCAGGGAAGCCGCCAGCCGGGACGGTGGCGTAGTTGCCGAGGGTCCCGGGGAAGTAGAGGTAGCCGGGGTTGGGCGATGTCTCGATGGCGGTCTGCGTCTTCACGATGGTGACGGTCTGACCGGTCACGGCCTTGAAGCTGGTCGCCGCTGGGTCGATGGCCAAGCAGGTCTGGTCGATCAGCAGCGCCTCAGTGTTCTGGATCGGCACGCCACCCGGATCGAACGAAGTGCGGAACGAGACGTTGCTGATCGCCCCGTCGAAGAAGTTGCCGATGACCAGCGTCGCTATCGAAGCGAACATTGGACCGGAGGTGGGCGTCTCGGAGAGTCGGGTCCAGGTCCGGTTGTCATCGGAGGTCCAGAAGCGGACGTAGTTGCTGGTTCCGGCCTCGAAGGAGACGGCCACCCGCTTGGCTGCCTGGGCCTGCAGCCCCAGCGCCGGGGACTCCACGACGTTGTCGTAGTTGTTGCCGTTCGATGACCAGTAGAACAGCAGGGTCCCCCGGCTGGAGAGCAGGAAGGACCAGCCGACGAGGCCAGCGCTGCCCGACTTGGTCATGATCGCCCGGTTGCGCCGCGGCGGCGTCCAGTCGTTGGCGATCAGGCGGGCCTCCACCACGAACGAGGTGTTGTCCTGGAAGGCCGTCTCGTTGGGGACAGTGAGGAAGTTGCTCTCGGTCCCCGGCAGCACGATGTAGCCGAAGTCGACCGGGACGTAGTCACGCCGCACCGTCGCCGTGCCACCCTGCAGAGCGAGCGTGCCAGCCTGAGGGTTGGCCGGGATGTGCTCGGAGGCCAGGCGCAGCATCTCCAGGGAGGTCGACTGAGTCGACCCGTAGATGGACAGCCCGTAGAGACGCCCGTCGTACTGCGCCCCGATGACCAGTGGCGATGTCGAGTTGAAGACGGTGCCAGTCAGGCCACTCTGGCGCGTCCCCAGCGGTGCCCAGGTGACGCCGCTGTCGGGGGAGAGCCAGAAGTCCACGACCCGGACACCGCCGACGATGTCAGTGTCGATCCGCACCACCTGGCGGCTGGTGCTCGCTGGCACCGGCTGGGTGCAGGTCAGCGTGTAGAAGACCGTGCCGTCGATGGAGTAGAGGAACTGCAGACACCCGTTGATGTCCATCATCACGGCGTAGCCACGCTGGCCCGCCGCTGCCCACTTCGAGATGATGGTCTGAGCGGTGTAGGGCAGCCAGGAGCGCGGGAGGATGCCGAAGACGAATGAGGTGGGGCCGGTGATCTCCAGGGTCGCAGCGTCGGCAATCACCAGGTCGTTGCCGAGCGTCCCGGGGAACAGGATGTAGCCGGTGCCCTTCGGTGCCGGGTTGCGGTAGACGGTGATGGCCTGGCCGGTCGCCGCTGTCAGAGCAGTGCTGGTCGATGTGACGGCGTTTCCCTGAGCGTCGTTGATGAAGTTGTCGGCGTTGAGGCCAAACACCTCGGTGCCCTCCACCGGCAGCGCTCCGGTCCCCGTGCGGATAGAGACATATCCAATGTCCCCGTCGATCGACGGCCCAGTGGGGACCGACCCCGAGGTCCAGCCCGAGCCGATCCGCAGCGGGTTAGTGCTGTTGCCGATCGCAGAAGCACCCACGGTGACGCTGAAGCTCGCCGTCCACGACGCTGCCGCAGGAGGGGTGAGGCTGTCGGTCAGCGAGTACCACACCTTGTGGTTCACCACCCCGGTGGGGTCGTAGAAGATGCTGTACCAGACCCACTGCTCGTTGGCGTCGATGGTGGTGCGGCTAGTAGCCCTGAAGTAGGAGGAGTCGTTGGGACCCCAGGAGAACAACAGGCCATATGGGCCAGTCACCACCCGATAGACCAACCCCTTGCCGACCGGGACGCTGAAGTGGTTGGGCACCGTGTCCCGCTGACGCATCCGCAGGATGATGTACATCGGCGTGATCACGTCGAGAGCGGTGGCGTCGGGCGTCTCCATGTAGTTGCCGGTCGTGCCGGGGAAGGTGGCGTACCCCTGCCCGATCGCCTTGGGCGTGCGGACGACGGTCACGACGGTGTTGACCGGCCCCACCGAGGGAGCGAATGACGTGGCATCGGGGACCACCCCAGCCAGGTCCTGATTCCCGTCGAAACGAATCGCCTCGACGCCGCTGTCCGCTTCGGACATGTAGTACACGCGCCCGACGAAGGGAGAGAGGCCGCTCGTCGTGTTGTTGCCGATGAGTACCTGGCCCGACTGGGTGAGCAGAGGGGTGGTCCCGGCATTGGCCCCGGTGACCGGGGTCCCCAGCTGGATCCAGGTGGCCTTCAGCGGGTCGATCTCGTTGTCGAAGGAGTACCAGTAGGTGCAGACCGCCGAGGAGATCACGACCTGGCCCCGGATCCAGATGTCCTTGTCGATGGCGATGCCGGGGATATCAGCGTTGGCAGCGACGCCACCGATCGGTGCCACCGAGGTGTTGAGGACGCCGACAACAGGCCGGTTGGTGGACTGGATGCTGAGATAGGCGTGGGTGCTGTTCCACCCGCAGATCGGTCGGTTCAGGCTGCTCAGAGCACTGAAGCGGACCCGCACGGTGAACTGGAGCGAAGTGGGTGGCGACGCCAGGTTGGCGCGATCGATCCTCGCGTAGTTGCCGACCTGACCTGGGAAGTACAGGTAGCCGGGAGCGTCGACAGGGAAGGCGAGAGGCATCAGGTGTTCGCCAAGCCCCCGTCAGCGGTCACCCACAGGCCGTCGTGGATGAACTCGTCGTCGGTGTAGTAGGGCGGGTAGCTGGCCGACGACGCCGACTCGTCGTACTTGACCGGGTCGATGCGTGGGATGTGCAGGTCGTCCACGATGATGTCCCCCACCTCGCCCACCGTGACCGGCGTCGGGGAGTAGCGCACGAAGGTGAAGTCGATCGAGGTGCTGGCGGCAGGCGTGGTGTTGGGCGACGACTTGCGGGCGATGACCACGTCCCAGTCGGCGTACCCCGGCGTTGACGGGACGCCGGTACCACCGTGGAGAGTGGCGTTGGAGCGCACGACGTAGTCCCACCACGATCCGTTGGCCGGGTTGCTCAACACGATGTGGTCGCCCACGTCGACACGGCCCAGGTCCGCCGTGCGGTTGTCACTCCCGGCAGAGGGCGACGTGGTATCCCGATATGAAATGGCGATGTGCAGGAAGTCGGGGTCGGTCGAGGTCGTGTCGTCGTAGAGCCGGTAGAACGTGGCGGTCGGCTCGGGCGGGCTGGCCCCGGCCTCGAACTTCCACTGGCTGGTGAACATCGTCTCCACCGGCTGGGTGGGAGGCCCGAGCACCAGAGGGTCGACCACCACGGTGCCGCTCTCGGAGGGCGGGCGTGAGGTGGTCAGCCAGTTGACCTCGGCCCAGTCCACGCCCTGCACAGTGAGCACGGCTCGGTAGACATCACCGAGGGTGATGCGGGTGCCGAAGTCGACCATGTCGAAGTCGAGCAGCGTGTGGAGCGTGGAGTCGACCTTGTTGCGAACGTCGAGACGGTTGAACACCTCGGCCACCTGGATGTTGATCCTGATGAAGACGTTGGTCCACAGGTCCATGCAGTGCAGCGGGCCAGCCACGACGGTGGAGCCGATGAGGATCTTGTCCTGCATCGTCTGCTCGACAGAGGTACACAGCCGCTGCATCTGAGCATCGGTGCATTCGTCAGCGCTGGAGGACAGGGTCGGAGCGACCCACACCTTGACGGCGGTGTACACCGTGCCATAGGCGACGCTCTTGGCCACTCCTGGCGTCTGCATCGCCAGGTCGGCGTAGTCGTTGAGGGTGACAGCGCGGCTGCGGATGCGGGCACCGGCCCGGGGGACCGAGAAGCGCATCGATGCCACCGACTCGGCATCGGCTCCACCAGAGGGAGAAGCCGGGTTGGACACCGTCACCTGCCATGCCTCGAAGAAGCCAGCAATCGGGACGATGGTGGAGATCATCTTGGCCGGGACATCATTGGCCGCTGCGCCGACGCCGTAGCGGTAGGTGGCGAACAGCTGGGCGTTAGCAGACGGGATCCGGCCCGACGTGTTGTCCCCGAAGCAGATGTGGGTGAAGCCCTGGTCGTCCAGGTAGGTGGTGAACACCGACTGGGTCGGGCGCGCCGTTGCCAGATCGGTGGTGTAGGTCCACACGACCTGCTGGTAGCCCTCGCTCGACACGATGCGGAGCGACCCGGCGATGATGCCCTTCTGCGGCAGGGTGAACTCGGTGTTGGCGATACCGAAGGCCACGCCGATCGGCGTGTCCCGCACTGTCACGCCCTCCTGGGCAAGCAGCGTGAACGGATCGTCACCAGGGTGGAACGTCACTGCGTTGACAGTCTCGAAGACGATGGTGTCCCCGGCGTTATCCGAAGAGGAGTAGCACCGGGTGCCTGCTGGAATGGTGAGCGGGTCCTTGGGGTCGGTGGGATCGGGGGTGTAGGGGGTGATGGTCAGGTCCACCGATGCCGCCGCCTGTCCAGTCGGCTTGTAGCCGAGCATGTCGGCGATGTAGTACACCGACTGGGGCCGAATGGCAGTGGCGAGGAATGACTCACTGGCCGTGCGGTCGATGTAGAAGTTGAGGATGTCACCGAGGTAGGCGAACAGTTCCAGGATCACCGTGCCGAAGTCGGAGGACTCCCCGGCCGTCGTCCACTCGGGCATGATCGTGTTGGCGAGACGGACCAACTCGGCCCGGAGCGACGTGAAGTCACGACTGGTGTAGTCGAGGATCAGCTTGTTCTTGAGGCCTTCGTCGTCCAGTGAGACGAGCACGCCGATGTCAGACACAGTGACTCCTAGAGGGGTGCGGGCGGAACGGCGTCGTGCAGCGCCTCGATGTGACCCGGCAGGGTCCGACCGAAGAACTCCGACGACGGCAGCGGAATGGTCAACGTGCTCTCGCCGCCCACCGACGAGGACTGGTAGCTGATCTTCACGTCCACTTCAGCTTCGGGCACACCCGAGGTTTCGATGATGACGTAGCGGATGGAGGCGCGAAGCAGGACGCGCCCATCGGGACCGGTGTTGGCATTGGCCAAGCGCGTGCGGACGATGGAGGCGGCGTCCTGTCGCTCCAGTTCGTCACGGGGATCGAACAGCGCCGACTGCAGGTCGCACCCGTAGTGGGGCCGGAAGACACGCTCGCCCTGGTTGGTCATCAGGGCGTCGATCACCTGGCCGCGCACGATCTCGTCGTAGTTGGTGGTGGTGCCGACCTTGCCGCCCTGCACGCGGAAGGGGACCTGGAGCGCTCTCATACCAGGCCTCGCAGTCGGGGGTTGTTCCAGGAGGAGACCCAGCGCTTGTTCTCGTCCAGGCTCAACGAGGGGCGTCCCTGGGGCGGGTCCTGCCGCTCCCAGAAGGGCTTGTAGGGCACCTCGGTGTAGCCAGGAGTGGCCTCTTTGGTCGGCCGGGTGAGGAACAGCATCGTCTGGTACTGCTGATCGTTGGCGTTGTGACCAACCGCGCGGACGAACCACTTGCCGTCGCCCTCGGGCTTGAAGTACTTGCTCGACGCCGTGACCACATCGACGCATGACCCCGGCCAGATGTCGGCATCGCCCCATATGCGCGCCACACCCGACTCGGCCCACCCATCTGCCCTCGTCTGCCAGGCATCGACGTAGACCTGGGCCTCCACCTGGTCGCGGATCAGCTGGGTCGACTCGAAGACGAACCCGGCGAAGTCACCGTCCTGGGTGATCGTCTGAGCCTCGTTGCCAGTGGTGAAGAAGCCGAACTTGATGCCGAGGTTGTTCTTGAGCATCTCGGAGGTGGCCTGGCTGGAGAAGTCGATCAGGGTGCGGTCGGTGGTCCCGACGCCGATGCTGCTCTGGCCCGACACCAGGCTGGTGTAGGAACCAGTCTCTCGGTAGGTCTTCAGTGGGTCGATGACCTGGACCACGCCATAGCGGGTGTACACCGACCAGCCGATCCGCTTGGCGAGGTCAGTGACCATCGTCCAGTCGCTCTCGTCGGTCTGAGCGAGTGCCTCCCATATGTGGGTATGCGATTGCCCTCCCGACCCCAGGCCGCTGTTGTTGACCAGATCACTGATCACCCCGGTCGCCGTGCGGTTGACGAAGAAGCGCGGCTTGCCCTCGAACATCACCTTGGAGGGACCGAGGATGCTCATCGTGAACGACAACTGGCTGGTCGCCTTCTGCTCGTTGGTGATCTCGGCCACGTAGCCCTGGAACAACTCCGTGCGCGGCGGTGCCCCGTAGTAGAAGGAGATGGGCTGGTCGATGATGCCATCAGTCGTCGTCAGCGTGGTGGAGATCACCGACAGCGTCGCCCCATCGTGCTGGCCCTCGGACACGATCATCTGCAGTTCCTTGGGCACCACGTCGAACGCCGCCCCCTTCAGCTGGGGGCTGAAGACCGGGACCCGGCCGCGCATCGACCGACCACCGGAGCCTCCCGCAGAGGGGTTGAGGTCAGTCATCGTCATCAGGTCACCGGCAACCTGAGGTATGCGCCCGGCATGATGTCCAGCGGGTACCAGATCTGCGGGTTCATCTCGGCCAGCACATGCCACTGGTTGGGGTCATCGAGGATCTTGAACCCGAGGAAGGGCAGGTTCTCCGTCTCCTTGGCGTAGTAGGCCGTTGTGGCCCCCGGGATATCTGGCTCGGTCGTGACGCGGTACAGCGCCTCGCGCAGATCGATGCGGATATGCAGCGATGTCTTACCCACATCCCCGGACAGCAACGGGTAGCCCCGAGTGCTGTAGGAGTGGGAGAAGGTGGCCAATCGGTCAGCGACCTCGTAGCGGGAACCTGGGGGAACAGCCATCAGTGCAACGGGGGGAGAGGAGTGTCGGGAGTGGTGTCGGTGAAGTGGCTGCCGTTCGTGGTGTACACCCGAACGCAGTAGTTGTACTGCAGGGAGTTGCCCGAGTAGGTGGAGATGGTGACATCCTGATCGTGCGAAGCGGCATGGAGGACCGAGAAGGAGTCAGTGGTCTTCGTCCAGAGGTAGGCCACATGGTTGGTCCCGGGTCGATCGGGGTGGTTATAGCGCATGAGGAGGTCGCCCCTGATGCCGCTGGTGAGGACCGACTTGAAGATGTTCTGAGAGTTGAGTTCTCCATGCGGCTGACCGAAGCCCCACAGGCGCTCGACGAAGTTGTTGCCTTGGAAGCCGCCGATCATCGACGCCACCGAGGGAATCCCTCCACCCTTGTTCGCCCACTTGGGCCAGCCCAGGTTGGAGGCGATGGTGTCGCCGTCAGGCTCCAGGGAGACCAACCCGGCCCACACGTAGCTGGAACAGTCGGCCATCGCCCACAGGTTGCCCCGGTTGCCCTCGGCACCGACGTAGATCGTGTGGGCAGCGTCGGAGTGTGACTTGGCGTTCTCCGCTGCCCTGGCACCGATCGTGCCGTCACGGCTGAGAGGGGTGCCATCAGCGTTCGCGAAGGTGCCCTCGCTGTTCACCCCGAGGGAGGGGCGACTGATGTCCTCGTTGTTGGTCGGCCAACTCATCTCCTCGAAGGAGAGGTTGAACACCGGGGCCGCTGGGATGTTGTAGTGGATGGTGCGATCGACGGTGGATGTCGGAGCGGTGAAGCCGGTGATGTCGCGCACCGGACCCATGTAGATGACCCGCATCGTCAGGGCGACGCGCATGCGCGTCGGTGTCATCTCATGGGTGAACTTCTCGTAGACGATCTGGCTGTTGATCGGCCGACCCTGCACCGTGATGTCCTTGGAGAACACGACGGTGATGTCCCGGGGGTTGACCATCATCACGCCCGAGTCGGGGATGGTGTTGTTGGCCCCCGTCCCTCCCGGTATCACATTGCGGACCACCAGGTCGAAGTAGTCCAGGTCATCGAGGACGCCGCGGTTGCCCGGGACCATCGCCTCGGTCTGCCGATCGAAGAACAACTCGAAACTGAACTCCAGGATGCTGGGCGGGGCCACCAGGTTGCCCGAGTCGAAGATCGTGTTGAAGGGGTCCAGCGCCCCCTGGTCGAGGTAGTTCACGTACTGCCGAGTGATCGTCGTCGGGTTGTACATGAAGTAGAGGCGGCACGTCGATGGCAGGTCGGTGGCGTTGACCTGGGCACGGCGGATGTAGCCCCGCTTGATGTTGGCGGGGGCCGGTCCACCGATCGCCCCCTTCTGGAACGGGATGTTGTGAGCACCGGCCTCCCAGGAGGCGAACGGCGGGTTGGTGCGCCACCTGGTCGTGCCCGCACCCGGGACGAAGGTGCCGAAGTCGAGCCACTCATAGCCCGACGTGGTCTGCTGCCGACCCTGGGCGTCGACCACCGTCTGCGGGGTGACGTACGTCGGGGTACGCGAACTGGTCGTCGGGACGTAGGTGTTGACAGCCATCAGTTGGACCGCACCATCCGCTTCTTCATCTGATCCTCCAGCTGATCGGCCATTTGAGCCACAACACGCCGCACGTCGATGCCGTTGCTGGAGGGTGGGCCACCAGCAGCGTTGATCACGAACTGGTTGTGGAAGACCATCCCTCCACTGCTGCCCACCGGCCCGCTGCCGAGCATGTGCTGGGCGTAGCTGGGATCCGGGCCGAGGTACGGAACCTCGTTCGTGCTCGGGATATCGCCATATCCAGCTTCCTTGGCTGCCTCCAGGCCCAGTCGCTGGTTCGTCTCGCTCAGGTGCAGACCGGCGCGGTACCCGAGCCAAGGGTTGAAGTCCGAACCGCTGCCCGACAGCGTGTACATCGCCTTGAGGTTGACGTAGGGGTCGAGCAGTTCGTCGTAGGACCCGATGCCGAACATCTTCTGCCGCTCCGGTCCCAGGCTGCCGAGCATGTTGATCTGCGTCAGGCCGTAGCTGTTGTCACCGGTACCGGCGTTGGTGTTGTGCGCCGACGGGTTCCAGTCGCTCTCCCGCTTGGCGATGCCGACGACGGTGGGGATCGCTGAGTTGGAGAACCCTGCCGCATGGGCGATCTTGGCCACCATGGCACCGGTAGACAGCCCGGTGGCATCGATCCCCAGGTTCTTGAGCGCCTCCGTCAGCGTCGAGGCACCGCTGCTGGTCGCACCACCGCCACCACCACCACCACCACCAGAGTTGTTGAGGCCACCACCGCCGATCTTGCTGCCGAACGACTTGCCGTAGCTGAAGTCCTTGGCCATCCCCTGCGACTGCAGACCACCGAAGTGGAAGGTCCCGGCCGCACCGACCAGGGCACCGTAGAGAGTCGGGTCGAAGTTCAGTGAACTGAGGTCAGCGTTGGGGTCGTCCATGCCGAAGGTGCCCAGGAACAGGGACATGACGGCGGGAACGATGCCACCAATGGCCGTTATGGCGGTATCCCGGTTCAACCCTCCCTTGAACAGGTTGAAGATGGCCCCGAGGCCTGCCAGCGGGTCCTTGCCGAGATCGGGGTCGGGGTTGGGTTCAGCGCCGGTACCTACCGTGTCTGCAGGGGCAGGAGCGTTGGCATCGGGGTGCCCGACCCCGGGTGCCCCTGCGATCCCCGGATAGACCCCCGCTGCATGGGCGTTGAGGATGGCGATCACTGCCTGTGGATCGGTACTCCACGTCGGCAGTGGCGTGCCGAAGTCGTTGAACGGCTCATTGCCCGAGAAGGGACGCCCTCCGGTCGAGTAGGGGTCATCGGGGGGAGGGGTGTCACCGACCCCCGGTGCATCACCGAGGCCGACGTGCCACGGTTCCCCGAAGCCCTTGCCCGAGCGCAGCCCGAACTTCCCGGCGTTCTTCATGAGCCAGCCGTACTGGCTGGCAGGACCAAGGTCAGCCGCCAAGCCGCGCGTGTGCGCCGAAGGCCGACCCGACACCTTGTTGAACCCCTTGGCCTTGAGGTTCTGCTGGGTGACTGTGTCACGCAGGCCCGAGTTGACGCGCAACTTGGGGTTGGCCTTCATCATCCGGTCGACCTTGCGCTTCATATCGGGGTGCAGGCCAGCCGTGGAGGAGGTGCCCATCATCCCCCACTCCATGCCAGGGCTGTCGCCAAGGCCGTCAGGCTCATCGCCGCCCGCAGCCTTAATGACGGCGTCAACGACACCGCCACCGGCCGTGAAGGACCCCTCGAACAGCTGCATCAGCGAGTCCATCCCGCCCGGCAGAACCATGTTGGTACCGGCAGTCAAGCCCCCGATGAGACCCTTGGTCAATGACTCGACACCGTGAAGGCCATAGCCGATGCCGCCACCGAGAAGCGCACCGATGGGACCGCCGCGCTCCAACAGGCCCATCAGCAGTTCTTCCAGCTGATCAGGGAGATACTGCATGACCGACAGAGCGCCCTTGCTGGTCTGAGCCGGGATCACCCGAGACATGACGTTGGCCATCAGGTCGTTGAACCAGCGGTTGGACTCTTCCTTGTTGGAGTAGCTCCCGGCCATCGTCCCGGCCAGGCTCAGTTCGCCGCGGCCCTTGGCCGAGACGGCCTGCAGGCGCTCCCAGGGCTGGTTACCGCCCCGAGCGGTGTCGAACTGGTTGACCGGAGAGACGATGAACTTGCCCTGGGTCGAGTTGGTGCGGTTCGCCTTGCCCAGCGAATAGTCCCACCAGTACTCCTTCATGTCGGGCGTGATGCCCTGGGTGGTCAGCCAGGCGTCGATGTTGGAGCCGGGGAAGTACTGGGCGAGCAGCTGTCCGTAGTCGAACGGCTTGCCGGTGTCGGGCGGCGGGCGCATTCCTTCGACCCAGCGCAGGATGCCCTCGGCCCACTCCGACAGCGACTTCACCTTGCCGCCGCGGCCGATCATGTTGAAGGCCCCACCCGTGAGGTACGCCTGCTGCTGCTGTCCCGGCTGCAGCTGCTGGGCCACAGCACCGGCCATCGCCCCCACCGGGGTAGCCGGGGTGATCATCTGCATCTGCTGGACGGCCGAGAGGAACCCAGTGGTGCGGGCGCTGCCCTGGCGGGCAGTGCCGAGGTCCATCATCGCCCCGGCCGAGCGGGCGATGCCCATGAGGTTGATCAGGTCCTCAGGTGACCCCCTGACATCGCCGGGGAAGCGGGCCAGGTTGGTGGCGATCCCATTCGGACCACCCGTCTGCGCCCCCGTGGCGAACATCTGCCCGGACAGCTGGGACTGCATGTTCATCGACAGCTGGCGGTTGGTGCCCAAGGTCTGCGTGATGAACCGCAGCGGGAACATCGCCAGGTCCTTGAGTATGTCACTGCCTGCTGCTGCCGAGGCCACCCCAAAGAGCTTGTTGACGACACCGCTGCCACCCGAGGTGGACTGCACCGTCGACTGCATGGCGGCGTTCGCCTGGTTGACGTTGTTCGCCGCCTGGTTGGCCTGGTTGCCGATCTGGTTGAACATGCCCCCGATCTGCTGGCCCAGGCGCTGCTGTTGGTTGGCGAGGTTCTGCAGGGACTGGTTGAGGCCGCTGACCGCCGTGTTCAGCTGGGTCAGCTGGTCGGTCGCCTGCTGCAGCCCAGGGATCTGGATGTTGGGGTTGCTACCACCGCCCCCGCCACCCCCGCCGAATCCGGCGAAGAAGTTAGCCATGACTCCTCGTCTTCTTCCACTCGATCATGGCCATCCAATACCTACGCTGCCTGCCTGTCATGCTGCGGATCTCGGAGAGAGACCACCCTGGGTAGTTCTGAGCGATCACTTCGTAGTTGAGGTAGTTCGATGTCTCACTGGAGGCGAAAGAAGTCCAGCCAGTTGAAGTTGAGTTGCTGATCCTCCTGACACCCGTGGCACGGGAACTTGATGGACAGGTCGATGCTGGGCTGGCGCTCGGCCATCTCATCGAGTAGTTCCTGGCGGTCCTTCATGGTCATGCCCTTGGCGTAGGAGAGAGGGTCCACGACCATCCCCCCGTTGACCGAGAGGATGCAGGCCGACAGCAGCGTCGTGTTCATCTCGGCGTTGGTCAGGCCCTCCTTGCGGAGGATCTCCATCTGGTCGGCACCGGTAGCCAGCCGCACCTCCAGGGCCTCGCCCCTGGAGGTGCGGTAGTTGAACGACCGCTCATCGATGTTGTTGACCACCTTGGGCTTGAAGTCCTCACTGAGCTTCACCCCGAGGTCCTGGGCACGCCCGCACCGCGAGCAGGTGTGCGGGAAGCGGCGGTCGTCGCCGTAGGTCACCCGAGCGATGTTCAGGAACAGGACATCGCGCTCACCGACGAGCAGCTGACGAAGGTGCCCCTGGCGATCAGCCAGGGGCATCGACGCCAGGTCCAGGTTCCCGATGCGGACGGTACCGAGAGCAATGACTGCGTCGAAGATCTCCCCCGAGCGCTTGTACCGGGCGAGTTGCTCCTCGTCGTTCCCGGTCATCTCCCGCACTTCGGCCCGGCGTTGGTCCTGGCCGTTGTACTGGAGTCCTCGGAGGAGGTCGACCAGGCAGTCGGGTGCCGGATCGATGGTCGGCACGGGGCCGACCATCTCCTCCTGGGCGCGCTTGAGATCTTGTTCTTCGACGTTGGTCACTGCATATCCCGATATCTAGCTCAGGTCCCGACGAGGACCGGGGTGGAGACCAGATTGAGGGCGTTGTTGAGGCTCGCCGCCTGGTCGTGGCCGAAGTACACCTCGAAGCCTTCGTGGTGGACCTGCATCTGGTGGACGAGGATGCCGTTGTTCTGAGCATCGAGGCCACCGAAGCCAACGCTGGCCGTCCAGCAGTTGTAGAACTGGAAGGCGATCACCGCGCCGTCGTAGGACCGCGTCGACATCGACGCCGCCCCGTGAGTCACCGGGTGGCCCATCACTCGCACGGTGAGGGTGTAGCGGTACTGGGTGATCTGACCGTTGGAGAAGTCCAACGTGCCTGCCCCGTGCTGGACGGCGAACATCTTCTTGGCCAAGTTCCACATCTGTGGCTTGTCGAAGAAGACGCCCGACGACATGGTGAGGGGCTGGAAGTTGGTCTGCCCCGGGAGCTTGTGGGGCGTGGTGTTGTAGCCCCCCTCCCGGTAGGCAGTCATGTCGGTGTCCATGGCGATGCCTTCGACGGACATGAAGCCCATCTGGCCGAAGACCATGCCGTCAACCCCGACTGCATCGACCAGGAACTTGAAGTTCCTGACCGGATCGGAACGCTCGAATGTGGTTGCCACTGCTACTCCTTAGCTGAAGGCCTGGACTTCGTTGGTGAACTGGCTGCTGGTGATCTGCGTGATCTTGATCACCACGAACTCGGCGGGGTACTCCAGCGCCACGCCGATCTCCATCCGCACCTCGCCCGACGAGATGACGTTGATGGTGTTGATCGTTGAGTCACACCGGATGTAATACGCCTGGTTGGGCGAGGTGCCCCGCAGGCCTCCGCGCTCCCACAGGGGCCGGAGGATGTTGTCGGCCGTGATGCGGAGGCTGGACCACAGGCGCTCATCGTTGTTCTCGAAGATGGCGTACTGGGTCGAGCGACGCAGCTGCTCCTTGATGTTGATCAGGGTGCGGCGAGCCGAGATGTAGTGGTCCGGGCCGTAGCTCTTGCGAGTACGAGCGCCCATGACGCAGATGCCCGCCCCGACCACCGGCCGGATGATGTTGACATCGGCGTGGTTGAGGTCGCCCAGTTCGGTGTCGGTGAACTTGGCCTGCACGCCCACGGCGTTGGTCAGCGTGGCGATCACACCAGCCGGTGCCCGGTGGAACCCGATGGTGGCATCGATGCGGGCCATGACGCCCATCACCGCCCCACCGGACGGGATCGGGATGACCGCCCCGACCTGGGTCGGGTGGGGGATCAGGATCCACGGCCCGTAGCTCGCCGTGTAGGAGGTCTGGTCGTAGATCAGATCGTTCTTCATCTCCACGGCGTAGCTGGAGGTCGCGTAGCTCACCGTGTAGTCCTTGGCCTGGGCGAAGTCGTTGAAGACCATCACGTCTTCCCGGTCGCTGAAGCTCGACGGGGAGAAGTTCGCCCCGACGAGGACCGACCCACCATCGTTCAACTCACCCGGACGATCGCGGAACGTCTCGTCAGCGAGGTAGGAGGCGATGTTGATGACGAGCGGTCCTTCGACCCCACCGAGGTTCATCGGCGCTGTCTGGAGGTCCGAGGCGGTCGGCCAATCCGGGTCGTCGCCACCGGCCAGGAGCACCTGAGTGAGCTTCTCGACGGGCTGCTCGACGTTGAGGTTGAGGTTGGTGATCCGCACGAAGCGGGACCCGCCGAGGGAGTCGTTGATGGCCGAGTCGACCCGGCGCGTCCCGGCAAGTTCGCCGCGCACCGAGAGGCCCTGGAACCGCTCCAGCGTCTCGTAGTTGATCCCATCAGGCTGCAGCTGAAGGATCTCCAGCGAGAAGTTCCTCGGCTCGTTGACGTTGACCCCGAGGCGATAGGCGATCTTGTTGCCCCAGTCGCCAGCGCTGATGGCGTTGATCCTGAAGGCCGTCAGAGGGGTGGTCGCCCCATCGGTGACGCTCACCTTCGCCGTGGCCCCGTAGGTGCCCGCCGTCTCGGCCTTGGCCGCTCGCACGATCCAGGCGAAGCGCCCACCGTTCTGGAAGAACGAGTACACGCTGAAGGGCAGGTACGACAGGGCCTTGGGCGCTGCCGTGGTGACCACGGTGCCGGGGAACTGCCCCGAGGCCCACACCCCGTTGTTGGCACCGATCGTGCCCGACTGCGGACCAGGGGTCCACGCCGTGCCCGACCAGCTGAAGGCCCAGGGACCGATCCAGATGACCTGGCCCGAGGTCCACGCTGTCGCTGGTACGGCGACGTAGCCCTCACCGGACACACCGGGGACGGTCGTGGCGACAGTGATGCCAGGCGTGGTGCCGGTCAGGCTGGCGACGTTGACGACGATGGGGCTGACATCTCCGTAGAGGCCACCGCCGTAGGTCACCGTGAACGCCGTCGTGGCGATCGGGCCACCGGCCACCGTGATGGAGTTGCCGGGGATGGCCGTGTCGATCGCCGCCTTGACCTGCGCGGCGGTGGCGTCCCAGGCGATGTTGGCCGTGGTCACCCCAAGCGTCGTCAAGGTCCAGGTGCCACCCGAGATGGTGCCCGACTTGGTGAGGGTCTGCACCTCGTTGACCGAGAGCAGCTTGGCGGCGTTGGTGGCGTCGCTGGCCGTGATGTCGGGGTCGGCGGCAAAGGCCTGACCCGGAGCAGCAGCCTGCCGGTTGGTCGCCAAGGCCGGGAGGTTGTAGTACGCCTTCGAGTTGTCGCCCAAGCGGACGTACTCACCCGGAGTGTTGAAGTTCGGCGGGCCGACGAACTTGCCGTTGCCCTTGGTGGCGTGCGCCTGCAGGGTGGTGAAGTTGGTCGGAGCGCCCGAGGGGAACGCGCTCCCGGTGAGGTCGAAGGGATCGGTCCCGGCCGGGGCCGGGATGGCATCGAACCCGCCGAAGACCGTGAAGTAGTCGCTCCACGATTCGACGAGAAGGGGGGTGTTGACCGGCCCCTTGGGGGCCAGTCCGACGAAGGCGGCAACCGTGGTGGTTCCGGCAACGTCGGAGGGGTTCAGGAGGAGAGACTCCTCCAGGTAGACGCCTGGACGGCGGTAGGTGCTGGGCATTGTCGCTCCTCTGTTGTGACGTGATGACAACGAGTGCGACGACGTGTGCTACGGGTCTGATGACTGTTACGGCGTTTCAGGTGGACGTTCGTTGGTGATGTGGAAGAACTCGCCTCCTTCCTCACGCTCGGCCTGAGTGAAGGTGGTGAGGGGGGTCGGCTGGTTGTGGAGGAAGGACTCGTAGTACGAGTCGAAGCGCTCCAGGTCGACGCCGACGATGAGCGACCGCAGGACCTTGTAGACCATCCCGTCGTCCTCGGTGAGCCGGGACTGCGGAATCTCGGCCTGCATCGAGATGGTCCACGCCTTGCGGAAGATGCGCTTGGTGCCCGACTCGGTCGTCTCGATGGTGTTGTTGGGCACCATGTCGAGGTTCTCGGTGCGTCGCCAGGTGTCGTCGGCTGGGCACCGGATGTGGAAGGGGCGCACCGGGAAGATGTCGGTCATGAAGATCGACGTGAGGTAGCGGTCGTGCAGATTGGACCGGGCGAAGGTGGTCACCTGGAACATCATGCGGAACGGGAGGTAGGCCTTCAGCTGCCACTCGGTGTTGCCGAACGGGGGCGGCGGTAGCCCGGGCGAGAAGCTCGGCCGGTACAGCGTCCTGGTCGGGTCGTAGTGGTCCTCGTTGGAGAGGTAGTAGTCGCTGTGGAACAGGTCGAACGCCGGTTCGACGTTGATCAGGTCGATGATGATGAACGGATAGCGAATCTGACGCTCGCCCTCGGGGAAGCGGAACCACACCGGCACCTTGACCGGTGGGGCCGTGGGAGAGGCGGGCACGGCGGGCACGGTCAGGCCCGACAGGTGCTCCTTGAGCGCCGCCTCCTCGGCCAGGATGAAGCCGCGGTGGCCGTCGAGATCCGGCTCGGCCAGGAGGGGGTAGGTGTCAGTGCCCACTGTAAGGCACCCGCGTTCCCGGCCCGAAGGCTGCCGCCATGTGATCACCTGCAGCCGCGTACCCAGCGCGCGCATCGGCCTGGGCGGTGCGGAACAGCGGGGAAGGAGGCGTCACCTCGTCGCCGTACTCCAGCAGCATCGCCTGGGAGACACGCTCCTGGTTGTTCACGCCGATGACGAGCATGCCGTCCTGGGACCACACCGAGATGTCGTCGGCCAGCTGCGCCCAGTGCTCGTCCTGGCGGGCACGCTCCTGCACCCGGTCCTGCATCACGGTGATCGCCTTCGCCTGGGCCGCATTGGCCTCTAACGCCAGCCGTTGGGCATAGCGGGCTATGTCAGCGGACAGGCCGCTGAGATCGATCGTGGTAGCCACGGGTTCTCCCGGTGCAGCTGGGCGATGTGGTCGGGAGCCGCGCAGCCCCTGACGCCAGCGACGTTAGCCCATGAGGCTGCTCAGGCAGCGGACTCCAAGGCCTCGACGCGCCCGATGATCTCCAGGAGGGTGGCGATGGTCAGCGTGATCGTCTTGGAGTAGTCGAGCATCTGGTGCTTGGGCGAGCCAGGAGCGACACCAGCGGCCTCGGCCTCTTCGGCCGAGTACACCTCGTCGGGCTGGCCGTCGACCGCCTCGGGCACGATGTTCATCACCTCGTCAGCGATCAGGGCATCAGTCTCACCGCGGTCGGAGTCGTTGTTCCACGTCACCCGGTACGGCTGGAAGGCCTTGAACCGAGCCACCGCACCGAGGATCGGGGACACGATCGTCTTGGCCCGACGATCGGAGGTCTCGTTGAACTTGACCCCGGTGGTGCCGTTCTGAGTGATCGAACCGATCGGCGTGGCTCCATAGGCGAACTGGGCGAACATCTGACCGCTGGTAGAGGCGCTACCGATGTGGCGGCAGTAGAGGTTCTGGATGCTGGCTGCCGAGGTCGTGGTGCGGATCGAACCTTCAGCACCGGAACCAGCGCCGTACATCTCGATCCCAGCGTTGTTGAGGTCCGCTGCTGCCTTGCCCCAAATGAAGGCGTTGCTCAACATCATGCCCTGGAAGACGCCGTTCGGGGAGAAGTTGATCTGGCCACCGGCACCGGTCTGGAAGGTGATGTCGCCCGCCCCCGTAGTGAGCAGCCGAAGCAACCCGGTGCTGAGAGCATTGCTAACCCGCAACTCGGTGGTGCCGTTGAAGCCCACATACCCGGCGTTCCCTGTCGGAGCAGCCGTCGTACCGCTCCCGTAGAACCCCATGTAGCAGTTGTTGCCGCCAGCCGTGGTGTCGATCAGGACGACCTGCCCACCGTTGCCCCCGGCACGAATCTGAACGCCCGAGTAGATGTAGCTGTTGACGGCGGCGGTACCCGAAGCAGTGAGGTTGCCGGTGATGTCGACACCCAGGTTGTCGACGTGAAGCTTCTCAGCGTTGGCAACGAAGAACCGGTGGACCGACGTGGTCAACTCGGCGGCGTAGTTCATGTATCCCGGCATTCCCTGGATGTATCCAAACCGGGTGCTGCCCACCACCGGGTTGAACTGAATGAAGGGAGCGTCACCGCCACGGGTGAAGTACAGAGGGCCGGTCATCGTGTCGCCAGCGACGGCCACGCGCGCACCATCGCCAGCGGCGATCTGCGCGTCGACATAGTCCTTGCGAGCGGCGGCGTTGGCCGTGGTGTCCTGGGCCGCAGTGCAGAGGAACCGGGTCGCCTGCATGCTCCCTGCCGCCGAGACCATGGAGGAGAACGCTGCCGTCCCGACCACCTTGAGGTTGCCTGCCGACAGGGTCAGCACGTCGGCACCGGCCGCACCGTTGAGGGTCAACGACGGGGCCAGGATCGGGGAGTCCGAGATGAGGTTGGCAGGAGAGGTCGTCAGCTTGGCCGTGCGGTTGCCACCGCCCGCAGCGGTGAAGACCGACACCGTGTCGGCCTGGAACCCGGCCGAGGTGACGAAGTCGATCGAGGAGCGCAGCTTGGTGTTGGAGAACACCAACCCGGCACCGCTCGCGCTGATGTGAGCGAACGTCGCCGTACCTGTCGCCCCGGTACCCGAGGAGACGAGACGCACCAAGCGCGACGACAGCAGGGGGATCCACTCCCCTGACCACACGCTGACGGTGTCGGTGGACTGCACGTAGACGGCCTGCCCAGTCTGCGGGTTGGCAGGACGCGAGGCGTCGTCGGCATATCGCAATATGCCGCGGTACTGAAGAAAGTCACCGTCCTCCTTGCGCCAGTTGTGGGTCCAGTTGATCCACCCTGCCGGGCCATAGGTGGTGGGGAGCGGTTCAGCCATTGGTCCTCCTAGAGCACCAGAATGATGACGAAGGCCACATTGGCCTTGGCGTTAGGGATCGTGCCCTGACCCGACTTCCAGGTGATCGGGACGGTGACATCGGAAGCGCCGAAGACCGCAGGTCCGGTCACGTTGAAGCGGTGGATGTTGGCGGCATTGTTCCAGTCGTTGATGCGGATCTGCGCTCCCGCTCCCAACTGCTGGAACACAGCGGTGCGGTCAGCACCATCGCTGTCGAGCAGACGGAAGACAGCGTTGTGGGCGAGCGTGAGGTTGGCGTTGTCGAAGCGCACCTGGTTGCCGGTGGGCGGGGGGGCCAGGCTGGAGTACTGCCAGGCGTAGCTGTTGTAGATGTACTCGGGCTTGTCTTCCACGGTGGTGAGGCGCGCTTCGATCGTCGCTAGGTAATCGTTGAGGTCCTGGCCCCAGGGGTCCTGGCCGATGGTCGGTGGTGTGTTGCTCATTGGGTACCTCCATATGGCCCTGAGCCGTATGGCCCCATCCCGTAGCTGCTCACCGTCAATGGCGGCACCACCGAGTCGATGACTCCACCAAGCCCCCCGGGGACGTAGTCGAGGAGCATGTCGTCGTCCAGGAACGTCTCGATGCCTGCGATGCCGATGACCACGTCCTCGCCCTTGAGACGGCCCCGGATCTGGTAGCCAGCCACTTCCCAGAATCGACTGTTGTAGTAGAAGAGGTCGTGGTTGCGGTCGTGACGCCAGATCTCCGACGATGACTCACTGGTGAGCATGTTGCCGTGGGCGTCGGTCACCGAGAGGCCCGCCTCGTACATGTTGCGCGACGACACGGCGCAACGCATGCGCTCGGTGGGACGACGCCCCTCGGGGCTGTAGTCCTCCACGGCCTCGGACTGGTCGACCCACAGGATCGGGATGCGGATGCCCTTGGCGTACTTGCGGAAGCCCTCGTCGTACACCTCGTCGTAGACGGAGGTGTCACCGTCGAAGCGGTAGTAGATGATGGCCTCACCCACGTCGCGCTGGTAGCGGCCGAAGTGCTTCCAGATCTGAGCAACCTCGCGGCGCGACTCCATCAGTAGTCCCTCGTCCCGATGGTGACCCAGCCGATGTCCTGACCGTTGCGGTACCACTCCTCGCGCGAGCGCCGCACGGGGTAGCGCCGGGAGATGTACGGGTTCGGCCCGGTCACGTAGGTGGACAGGGGGATGACGTAGTTGTTCGGGAAAGCCAGTTGCGCCAGTGCTGTGCGCTTGGGCTGCCAGGGGGACTGGGAGTAGCGGTGCCTCGGGTTCTGGCGCAGAAAGTAGGCCGGATTGCCGTAGTAGTCGCTGTACATCAGAGGTTGCTGTCGTAGAGGATGTCGATCACCTCGACATCAGTCGACTGTGTGCCCTCGGGGATCGCCGGGTAGATGCGCTCAGGCGGGCGGGGGTCATCGAACTCACGATCGATGTACACCGGCACGAAGCGCCCGGTCATCTTGGCCACCCGGCGCAGGCGCGACTGATCGAGGGAGTTGAGGCCCATGTTCAGCATCGCCGCCTTGTTGTTGTACTCCGTCTCGAAGTTCTGGAGCATCTGGACGACCTGGGTGAAGCGCTGGCGGGCCGGGATGAACATGCCCTCGGGCGTCGATACGTCGATATCGAGCGACAGTTCCATCGCCAGCGACCACAGGGCGGAGACCACTCCGCCGAGCATGATCACGTCGTAGTGGACCGGCTGGAAGGTCGTCACGTCGCCGCCGTAGCTCACCTCATGGACCGACTTGCCGACGTGGAAGGCCAGGTCAGCGTCCGAGAACCAGGTGTAGTGGTACCCGGCCACCACCAGCGACTTGCCGAGATCGGCAGCCTCGGTGAGCTTCAGCAACCCGGCGCGCTCGTCCAGCTGCCAGTCCGTGGTCAACGATGCAGCGCCAGCGTCGGGAGTGACGTAGACCTGCAGCGAGGACGGGGCGATCAGGGGATGTGGGAGGCGCACCGTGAGCACGTTGAGCACCCCGGCGTCGACCTCGAAGTACTGGGGGAAGTCCCGCAGGTAGTTGCGTGCCCCGGCGGTCAGGTCATCAGTGGTGGTGGGCATGGGGATACCTCCATATGGAGCGTAGATGATCGCCTCATGGCCAGACCTGGACTGCTCCGACGTAGACCCGGTCCACCGCCCGATCACCGAGGAAGATGGCGTCGGCGTAGTTGAGGACGATCGCCGTCTCCTCCCTGATGCCGGGGGAACCGGCAGTGTGAGCGTGGAACGCTGCCTCCAGGATCAGCGTGATGCTAAAGACGAGAGTGATGATCTCGGCGGTGTGGGCATGGAAGGCCGAGTCGATGGCGAGGTTGTGAATCTGCGTGTACGCAACATCAGAAGCGGTCTGAGCGTGAACAGCGTCGGCAACGACGAGCATCGGGACGGCGTAGAGGACGACGTTGCCAGCGCTGTGGGCGAGCAGCCCGTCCGCCGCTGTGATGACGTGGACCTGGGTGATGGCCGGTACTTCGGCCGACTGCAAGTGGGCGCTGTCGGCAACGAGCAGCGTGGATCCACCGGCCAGCGAGATGGTCGTGGCGACAGAGGCGTGGAGTGCGCTGTCCATCGCCAGGTTGTGGATCTGACCCAGGTCGGGGCTGGCGACGGTGGAGGCGTGTACCGCATCAGCCACCGTCAGGTTGTGGACCTGGAACAGCGCCAGGTTGTCGGTGACGGCGTGCGCTGCGTCCTGCACCACCACGTTGTTGGCGAGGGTGAAGGTGACGTTGTCAGCAACGGAGGCGTGCTGGGCGGCACCGACCACCAACGCCGGGGTGATGATTGTGTTATCAGCAGCGTGGGCGTGGACAGCGTCCTGGGTGGCCAGGTTGTAGCTGTTGGTGACGGTGTCGGCTACGGAGGCATGGACAGCGCCCTGTACGCCGTCCATGTTGATGTTGAGCGGGCCGACGTTGTCAGTGACCTGGTTGTGGAGGGCGCTCTGGATGGCCAGGTCGCCCTGCATCTGCAAGGTGACGTTGTCGGTGATCTGAGCGTGGCTGGCACCCTGCACCACCAGATCGACAACGAGCAGGACATCGGGTGACGTGACAGCGTGCGCTGTGCCCTGGACAGCCGGATCGACACCGAGGATCGGAGCTTGCGCCACGGAGGCGTGGGCTGCATCGGCAGCGGCGAGAACGACGTAGTTGAGGACCACTCCGTCAGCGGCGGAAGCATGCGTGCTGCCCTGGGGGTAGAGGTCAACAGCGAGGAGGGCGTTGTCGGCTACGGCGTGAACAGCCGCTGCGACCACCAGCATCGGGACGGCGTAGAGCGTCGGAGCGTCGGCAGCGTGAGCGTGTGTCGCACCCTGAGCGACGACGACGTTCTCCACGACCACGTTGTCTGCAAGGGGCAGGTGACCTGCTGCCTGGACGACGAGGTCAACGCCGAGGGAGACGTTGTCGGTGGCGTGGGCATGCAGCGCATCAGCGACGGTGAGAGAGGCACCGAGGCCGACGTTGTCCGAGAGAGTGGCGTGAATGGCGTCAGCGGGAGCCAGGACGACGTAGTTGAGGGTGACGCTGTCGGCAATGGGAGCGTGTATCGCTGCCTGAGCGGCAAGGTCTACGACGAGGAACGGGCTGGCTGCGGTGGGGGCATGGAGTGCGTCGGCAGGAGCCAGCACCACGTAGTTGAGTACGGCGTTATCGGTGACAGCGTGAGCGGCGCTACCTACGACAAGATCGACACCGAGCGCCACGTTTGCGGCGGTATGGGCATGCGCTGCGTCCTGGACGACGAGGTTGGTGCTGGGGACGAAGAGGACGACGTTGTCAGCGACAGGAGCGTGAGTGGCGCTCTGGACAACGAGATCGACCACCAGCGGGACATCGATGATGCCGCCAGCAGGAGGGACGGGCGCGTCGAGGAGGTGGGTCGCCACCGGACCCGAGACGATGGCTCCCTGCTCCCACCAGATCCACTTCTGATCGTTGAGCGGATCGTTGTCCGGGGCGTAGAACATCCCGTTCCGCATCGAGTAATGCAGGAAGAGGTTGGCCGTGCGCTGCACGGCGTACGTCGTCATCTCGGCTTCAAGCTGGGCCTGGGTCAGCGCCGCTGTCCAGCACTTGAAGGCGCAGCCCATCGAGTAGGGGTTGCTGCCGTACTCACCGGACAGCACACGCAGCTTCAGGCCGGTGATCGTGCCCTTGCTGGCGTTGTGGACCGTGGAGAGGGTCGATGTCCCCTGCGGTGCCCAGTAGAGATCAGTGCCCCCGGTGATCGACCGGGACATGGCGAGGAAGACCCAGGTGTTGAGCGGGACGGTGTAGCCAGCGGAGAAGTCTCCGGTGTCCATGTACTGACGGATCGAACCATCGGGGGCAACCGATGTGCTGCAGTAGGTGCTGCCGCCACTGAACAGCGACCACACGTCGGTGGAGATGGCGCACCGACCCTCGTACCGCACCCAGCCGCACCACGACAGGTCGGTGTCGCTGGGGAAGGCGTTGCTGTTGCCGTTGAGCGCGATGGCCTTGCCGTTGGACAGCATCCGCATGGAGCCATCCGTCACCGGCAGCGGGGGCGAGGCGAGATCTACAACGGTGAGGTCATCAACGATGGTCGGCGGGGAGCCGTAGGAACGGAAGCCGATTGCGCCACCGACGATGGGAGCACCCTGGGTGTCGGTCTGTGGTGAAGAATCAGTGGCGTCGATCTGCCAGGTGCCAGGTTCGGCCGAGCCGTCGTTCCACCACTTGACCTTGTGGCTGGTGCCGACCACACGGACCTTCCACCAGCGCACGCCCGCAGCGTTGAGTGACGCATCGGTGAAGTTGCCGATGCTGGTGTACGCACCCACCTTGTAGAGATCGACACGCCCAGCGGGCGCTACCTGAGCGACGTAGCCCGACGATGCGGCGTAGCCGCCCAGCCCGTCGTACAGACGCCAGCAGATCTCCGGGTAGTTGGGGTTGGCTGTTTGCCACTCCACCTTCACCGTCATCTCGAAATCGGTGACGTACTTATCGGAGGACGCCACAGAGGGTCCACCGGACGGTGTGACAATGCCCTTGTTGCCCGAGATGGTGTAGTAGGGGCGCTGGACCGGCCACTTGGCCCAGTCCCAGTGATCCTGGTCAGGAACGTTCCAGTCCTCGGAGAAGAGGTAGGGAGATACCGCCCCGCCCGTGCCGTACCCAGATATGACAGCGTGAGTGGCGTTGGCGACGACGAGGGTGGTCGAGGAGATCTGGGTGAGGACGACGTTGTCGGATACGGGGGTATGGGTCGCCGCCTGTACGACAAGGAGCACTTCGATAGCGGCATTTGCTGCCGTGGAGGCGTGAGCAGCCCCCTGAACGACGAGATCGACACCGAGAGCGACAGTGGCAGCCGTGGGAGCGTGGACCGCTCCCTGAACAGCGAGGGTGGTGACGATGACCTGGGTGAGGACCGTGTTGTCAGCGGCGTGAGCGTGCGCTGCGCTCTGGACAACGAGAGTGGGGACCACCGTCTCGGTGAGAACGAGTGGGGTGCCTGCGACGACGATGCCAGCAGGGTCGGTCAGCGTCCAGGTACGACCCCTGGCATCGACCCAGGATGTGCCGCTGACATACTCGCTGGCATCGAACCGCCACAACAGCGTGCCCGCCGCTGGGTCGCTCCCTGTACGCATCTCCAGCCAGTAGATGCGCCCTGCGAAGGTGTTGCCAGTAGGTGTCCACCCGTTGGCCGAGCCAATGATCACACTCTCGGGGCTGTCATAGGCAGGCTCCGAGCCGCCCCAGGTGTACCCGTTGATGTAGGTCCACGAAGCGCCGTCATCAGTGGACCGGTATCCCCAATACCCCAGCGCTATCTGACTGGCACCGATAGCAAACACCTCAGGGCTGCCAGTCGGCGGTGCTCCGTTAGAAACGCCCATCGACCAGCCTGGTAGGGCGTTCCCATTCGAAACGAAGGCGTAGTTCGTGTAGATGTCGCCATCGGTGGTAATCGACGGGTCGATGGCTTCGCTGCTTCTGGAGAGATACCAGCCCTGGTTACCGCCGCTGTCGTTCCCCTGGCTAGCAATAGTGGTAGAGGTGCCGTACTGAGTGATGTTCGTCGGTCCCGAGATCTTGAACCGCCAAGTCCACTCGTTCGGTAGAGGCCCAGGGTCAGAGGTCTTCACCACAGCGATCTGCGGGTCGTAGTACACCCCTCCCGGCCCCGTTGACGTAGTGGCGTGAGTGGCGTTGTCAACGACAAGATCTATCGGTGGTGGACCGGTGACCGCCTTGATCGTCGGCGTGACCGAGTAGGTCAGATCGGCCGCACCGTTGCGGAGCACCCGGAACGTGAGGGTGTCGTTGTTGACGAGGTTGGCCGACTTCAACGTGAGGGCGAACAACAACTCGGTGTAGTTGTTGGCGCTCCACCCGACGCCCTCTTGCAGCCCCGTCATCGACTGGGTTCCTGCCACGAAGGAACCGGTCCCACCGCTCAACCGTTGGCTCGTCGGCTGTCCCTCACACAGCGCTGACTCACCGCCACCGTTGTAGATGGTGGGGACATAGTGCCCGACGACAGTGGTCGGAGGTGTCGCTGGCACCGTGTACACACGGGTCATGTAGTCGTAGGTGGCCTGGGCCGTCCACGTCGTGCCGTTGTAGTCGCACCGGTTACCGGCTCGGCTAGGAGGAGAGGTGAAGTCAACGACCATCTCGACGCAGTTCGACGCATCACCGGCATTGGTGGCGACGATCGCCATGACGTAGTTGGTGCCGTTGACCAACGTGAACGTGCCGTCGAAGTCGAAGAAGACCCACCCGAAGTAGCCGGACAACGTCGCTGGAGTGAGCACCGTTGTCGATGTCGCCAGCGCTGCGCCCGTGCCGACACTGCTCGTCCCGAACGTCCCCGAGTGGGCGTAGAGGACAGCGGTGTAGGTGCCAGGAGGCGTGCCCAGCCTGTGGATGTCGAAGGCCATCCTCGACAACTTCTCGCCGTTGCCCGTAAAGGACTGCCCGGAGCGAACGTCGGTCTTGACCCAACTGTCGTACTGGGAGAACGGCCAGGTGGTGAGCAGGGCCGGGTTAGAACCGACATCAGTCCACGCCCCAGCGTTCTTGGCGTATTGGAGCTTGAAGTCGGTGGTCTTAAGGACGGCGTCGGCCCCCGCCTGCAACCGCACCCGCAGTTGCACGTTGGCGTCACTGACGACGCTGACCGAAGGCGTGGTGTCCTGCGCTGCGAGAGCAACGCTGGTGGTCTCGCTGCCCTCTGCGAAGACCTGAGATGCCGCTTGTGTGATAGCAGGAGGCGGCAAGGCCCGGAAGACGACGACCAGGCTCACCCACTCGGCGGCGACGGTGGTGATGTTGTAGGTCTGCTGCCCCGCAGCGGTGACGATCTTGTACTGACCGACAGCACTGACGCTGGTGGCGTCCTGGCCGCTGGTGCCACCACCGGCCCGAGTGACCTGCGCTGACCACGAACCGTTGAGGGTGTCGGAGTCAGCGGTGGGCACCGTTCGTGTCTCGGTGGCGCAAGCGCCGAGGACGAGAGCGCCGACAGGAATGGCCTGGGCAGTAGCGGTCGCTACGGACGCTGCCGTCGTGGCACCGAGAGCAGAAGCGGCATCGAAGCCGAAGCCCGAGTCGGTGTCAACGCCTGTGAACACCTCGGCATAGGCCGCTTTGCCGACAGCCGCAGGGGAGAGGGTGACCGTGATCGTGCCGCCTGTAGCCACAGCGGCGGTCGCTACCCTCGTCAGAATCGCCCCAGCGACACCAGAGCCTGCGGTGGACGTTCCGTTGACGTTGGCTATCTGGTTGGTGTAGGTGTTGCCGCCCGAGTCAGCACAGGTGAACGTCGGGGCTGTGGCGCTGGTGTTGTCAGCGGCGACTCGGACGACGACGAAGTCCCCGATGGCGATCGGGTTCGTCGTCGTGATGACAAGCGTGGTGCCTGAGACGTTGTTGGCGTTGTTGCCCAGCGCCGACTTGAAGGCGACCGGCCCCGCCGCCATCAGGCGCTACTCGTCGTCGGTGAAGTCGGAGTCAGCGCCGATGACGCCGTCCTGAACCTCCAGAGTGATGGCACCGGCCTCTTCTTCCTTCTCGCCCTCGTCAGGCGTATCAGGCTCGTCGCTCACGTCGGGTCAGCGATCTCGACCTTCCAGGCCGGGACGTTGACCGTGTTGGAGGCGGTCAGCGCCTGGCTGGTGCAGGTCGTGACATAGAGGCCGTTGGTGCCGTTGTCCAGGTAGATGTGGGTGGCGGTGCCCGACGCCGAGATGCTGATACCGGAGAGGGCGTTGATCGTCACCTTGCGCCCGCTGGTGTCGCCATCGACAGGGCCGGTGAAGCTGCCAGCGGTCAGCCCGGTCTGTTGGGCGAGCTTGATCGCGTCGATCTGCGCCGCAGTGGGTGGCGTCGCCGTCCCGGAGTTCGCATGCTGTGCTGATGTCACAGTCAGGCGGGTGGCTCCCTTGATGGCGGCGAGCGCTGCGTCGAGCACAGCGTTCTCTGCGAACTTGGCCATTGATGTCTCCTTATCCGATGATCACGTACAACGTGGCGGGGTCTTTGGTGGGCAGGTCATCGAACTCGGCCTGGGTCATGGAGTCCCATTGTGCATCCTCGCCGGGGTCGCCTTTGGGACCCGGCTTGCCGGTGGGGATGACGACACCGATCGACTGCATCGAGGTAGCGACATGAACCGGCCGCTGCGGGGCCGTGATGACCGGGGTGACGGTCGGGGTCGCTGAGACGACGATGCTCACGGGACACGCCCGTTGGGGCCGACGAAGTACGGCATGACTGTGGTGCTGCCGCTGCCGTCGTCCACGACAACGGGTGGCAGGAAGTCGGTGGAAGTGACGCGGGGCAAGATCGTGACCGTGCCGTAGATCCAGGTGCGGATCTGATCGGTGGTGGGCCACGGCTCGGGGTCCTCCACGCCGGGGGGCTTGGGGAAGCCCGCCACGTCGATGGGCGACTTGGAGTACAGGTCCCAGTTGTAGATCCCGATGTAGGGGTTCTCGCTGCGGGGCAGGAACAGCGTCACCGTGGTGTAGCCGGGGTCGTCGGCGGTCGGCGGCGTGTACTCGTCCTTGACGGCGAAGGTGGTGACCAGGGTCGAGTGGTAGGTGTGGCAGATACGGATCTGCGCCGACCAGTCCCACGTCGTGCTCATGTCGGGGGTGGTGTCGGCCGGGTCCAGGATCGTCAACGGGATCGTCACGTCGTCGCCCTGGTACCAGGTCAGGTCGACCCGGCTGGGGACGTTGGACCAGGTGTCGGTGCTGGATCCAGAGCCGAGAGCGGCACCCGATCCAGAGGTGATCGCTGGATAGAACGGTATGGGCTGGTACATCGGCTCTCCCGGTAGAAGCTCAGTCGCCAGTGTGACCATCTCGGCCGTGGTGGCGATGCGATTTGGGCCGTCCCAACCGCTGCGGCGTGCTACGTACCCGGCGCTCATCAGGTCCTGATGTAGTAATACATCGTGAAGAAGTTGGGGGTGAAGTCAATGGCGTTGGGGGACTTCTTGCCGTAGACCGCCTGGATCATGTCGTGGTCGTGATTCTGCGGTGTGCCCTCGAAGGCGTGACCGTGGGGACCACCCTGGACGGTCTGGTTGGCCGAGAGGCCAGCGCCCTGGACCAGCGCCAGGTCCGACGACGTGGGGGACACCTCCTTGTTGGTGTACATGGGGGTGAGCACGGCGTTGGCCCCGACCGTCGCACCATCGTTCACCGGGGTCACGGTCGCCGCCACCGTGGCGATGCCGGTGTTGTGGTGGTGCGGCGTCTCGGTGTCCTTGTGCGAGTGGTCGGGCAGGGCGTGCGTGTGGGGGCCGGTGGTGGCCTGGATGATCCCCTTGGGCGTCACCGAGGTGGGGTTGGCGTTGACCGAGTGGTGGTGCTCGGGGATGTTGGCCTCGATCAGCACGTAGGTGTTGGTCTTGCGCTCCACCCCGCCGATGACCGGGCCGAAGTTGGCCACACCAGCGGCCGAGAAGTTGGGCATGACTACCCGGCTGGTCAGGTTGGGCAGGGCCACCTGACGGTGGGGGGCATATCCCGATACGTAGTCGGCCAGGGCGGCGATGGTGAACAGGCCGGGGTAGTCGTCCTCCAGGGCGGTCCTGCCGTTCAGGGGCAGCCAGCCCTTGGCCTCCATGCGGGCGATCGACTCCAGGGACATGATCACGGTGCCGACCGGGATCATGTTGCCCATCGTGGCGATCTCGTCCCACTCCAGCCCGCCGAGGGGAGCATCGTTGGCGATGTAGACCGAGCCGTTGTTGGGGTTCTGCCAGAAGTCGCCCTTGTTCGGCAGCGTCGGCGGGGAGGTCGCTCGACGCAGGTTGCGCGCCTGGATATCGGCTGATGCCGATATGCCCTCGGCCGTCACCGTCTTGGCTGCCAGAGCCGCCTTGACGACGAGGTTGTCCTCGATCTGCAGCGTCTTCTCCCCGGATCGCTGCATCGTGGTGTCGCTGCCCCATATCGTGCGGCCGTCGCCGTAGACCCGGTACCAGTCCTGGAGCGGTGCGCCAGCACTGGCTCCGGGGGCCTTGAAGTTGCGGATCAGGTCGTCGCCAGCGTTGATGCTCGTCATCAGCGCCGGGGCCAGGAACTTGCGCTTGTCGATGACGAAGTCAGCGAGGCTGGCCCCCTCCTTGCAGTAGACCGCCGCCAGGATGGTGGCGTTCACCGGAGGGTCGGGGTAGTAGGGGTCGTTGGACTCCTTGCCCGGCATGACGTAGGGCTTCCCGGCATCGTTGACCAGGATCAGGTCGAACTTGGAGGTGCCGCTCGGGACCGAGACGAACAGGTCGGCGGTCTCGACGTAGACGAACTTGCCGTTGACCATGGCCGACCCGGGGGAGACCTTGATCTGGTTGGACCCGGACCCGGTGACCTGGCAGCCCTCCAACACGCCCCAGCGGCCCTGGGACATCGTGTTGAAGTCGATCCTGTCTGGCTCGGAGAGCAGTGGCTCCGTCACCGTTCCGGCGTTGGGGATCAGGAACCCACCATGAGCCACTGATGGGCGTGCCACCACCTACCTCCTGTTCAGGTCATGCGACGTTGGAAAGCGCCCCGATGCCGTGGAGGTACCGGGCGATGGCCACCGGCAGCTGGTAGATCTTGCCCTCTTCCAGCTTGTAGTGGATGTGCGGGTTGCCGTAGGTGAACTCATCGATGGTGCGCCCCATGCGGATCTGGACCCGCCCGCTGCTGTCGACAGCAGTCGGCATGGCGACTGGTTCGACCACCACCTCCTTGGCTGCGAAGCCGAGGTCGGAAGGTCGGGTGACCTCGCTGTTGTCGGGGTCCATGTCGGGGTCCAAGTCCACTTGGACCTCTGGGGGTGAAGTGCGCGCTGCCATCATGTGTTCCTTCTGATATGCCGATATGCGATCGAGTCGAGACTACGCCTCGAACTCTTCGAGCCAGGTGATCAGTGTGACCCGCTGCTTGCCGTCGATCTCCAGGTCGTAGACCGCCTGGGCCTGGTCCGGGTGGGCGTTGACGTAGTCCTCGACCTCGGCAATGGTGTGGTCGCCGGGGTCGAACTCGCCGTCATCGGGCGGCGGTTCATCGGGCGGTGCGCCCTGCTCGACCATGCGGGGCGTGCCCGCCGTGGCCGCTGCAGTGACGGTGTAGGTGCCACCAGCAGGCGGGCCGACACCGGCCGCCACCGTGCAGATGATGGTGACCGCACCGGCCCCAGTGAAGGTCACCGTGCCGCTGAACTTGTCGGGCTGGGCTGCAGGGCTGCCTGGACCGGTAAAGGTCCAGTCGAAGTCAGCAGCCGGTCGTGCCCCGGGGTTGGGCACCGAGAAGGCGAACTTCAGCCCGTTGGTCACGTCCTTGGTGGCCTGGGCCACGCCGCCACCCGACGACGGGATGGATGCACCACCACCCTGGGTGGTGAACATGGTGTTGGGGCCGTGAACGGCGACGATGCTCATGGGGATACCTCCGTATCAGGATCATGGGCGGGGAGAGGGGTGTTACCCCCCTCCCCCCGATGAATCACCGACTGCTCAGTTGGTGATGATCTTGACGACGGACGACTCCGTCACGACACCCCAGCCCCAGATGGCGTACCACGCCAGGGCATGCTCACGGCCGAAGTCGAGCACCCCGCCATCGCGGAGTTCGACCGGCAGCGAGATGGCGTGCCCGAAGGCGTTGTCCCCGAGCATCATGGCCTCGTAGGCCTTGCCCGTGGGTCCCCACGGCTCGCCCCACCCTGGGGTGGCGACGGCCAGCGGGTAGGTGTCCATCGATCCCGGCGGCACGTCGGGAACACCAGCACCGGACCCCGTGGGGATGGCGATGTCAGCGAACGGGTCGGCGGTCACGTTGTACCCGGCCGGGACACCAGAGGTGCCGAGGTCGCGCTGGGCCGTGGTCACGCCGAGAGCGGCACCACGCCAATCCGGCACATCACCGGGAGCGTTGGTGACGGCCCCACCGGGCAGCTGCGGCCATGGGTCGGTCACGTCGGTCGTGCTCGACGGGCCGGTGATCTGCGTCGTCTCGATGAACACCACGTCGTCGATCCGGCCGACCTCGCCCAGCATGAAGTTCCCGGGTGCGGCGTACTTGGTCACTTCGATCCACTCGGGGGTGTCCCGCAGACGGCGCGACTGGTGCGGGTGGATGAAGCAGACGTACGTCTCCCCGAGGCGAGGGACGTTCTTCGAGGCGAGCACCTCGACGGCGTCCTTCACAGCGTGCGGGTGGAGGTAGTACGTGTCGGCGGGGGTGCCCGTCGAGTTGACGACGGCGTTGACGGTGGTCGCCGCCAGTCCCGGCTCGTACACGCCGTAGCCCGTGTTGATGGCGGTCGGCTTGGCGTAGCCGAAGACCACGCTCGACGCACGCGAGAGCGTGTACCGGGCCTGGTTGTCCATGTAGAGCGCCATGTTCCGGCCGAGGAGGCGGGAGGCGCTCGCCATGATGTCATCGAACGAGGCGTTGAGCAGAAGCTCCGACACCGCGACAGCGAAGCCCTGCTCCTGCACGGTGATGGCGTACTGGTTGGCCGTGATGGCGTGCGTCTTCATCCGCACGCCTTCGGTGAGGGGACCGGAGGGCACGGGCAGGTTGTTGTAGCGCATGAAGTTCACGGTCAATCCGGGCATGGTGCCCAGTTCGGCCTTCTTCACGGCGAACTGCTCGAAGCGCAGGACCGGCATGGACTGGAACAAGATCTCCTTGCTCCAGATGGTCTGGATGGCCGGTCCCATCATCGTGGTACCGGAGGTCACGGATCCGGCGTAGCCGACTCCCGTGTTGTCGACGTTCGCGAGGCCGGAATAGCCGACGGGCGCGACGTATTGGGAGTAATCCCCTCCTGTGGCGATACGGGTGGTGCCCGTGATGCCAGAGACGACGGGGAGTTCTCCGCCAAGGCCTGAGCCGAGGGGCATGATTCAACTCCTTGAGGAGGAGGCGGTTACCGCCTCCGTTGGCGTGGACTGGTGGCGTTCAACAGTTGCTCTCGATAGCGCTTGTACGTATCCATGTCCATTGCCCGAATGTCCTCAGGCGTCAGCTGCTCATATGACGGTAGTTGCTCCATTGGTCCGACCGGGGGGACGGACGGCATCGCCGCCCCACGGAAGGGTGCAGGCTGCTGGGCAGCCTGCAGATTCTGGAAGATCATGTCGGAGCGTGTCTTCATCTCCTCGATGGACCTGTCCACTTCGTCGGGGGTTGACCCCTGTACGAGGTCGCGGAGTTCGGGGAAGATGAACTCCGACTCTTGGTCGATGCGCGCCTGGCGGTACTGCGCTGCCTCTTGCAGTGCCCGCTCACGATCGAAGACGGCGCGGTCGGTTTCGTAGCGCTGGTTCAGCTGCTCGATCTGGCTGGTGAACTCGGACTCGCGCCGCTCGAAGAGTTGACGGAGGTCCATCTCCTCCTCTTCCTTCTCCTTCAGCAGACGGTCGCGCTCTGCGATCTCGGCCTCGCGCTGGGCCAGTTCAGCGGCACGCTCGTCCTGGAGGGCCTTCAACTGGGCACCCATCTCCTCCAGGCGGGGGTAGAGCTTCTCCTTCTCCTGCCGACGAGCCTCGTCCAGCTGCTCGGCGGTGAACCGAGCGCCGTTGCCGTTGACCTGGGCCTGGTCCACCACCTGGATCGGCTGACTGACTGCCTGGTCAGGTCGAACCTGCTGGAAGTTGCTCGCCACCGGAGTGGCCGGTTGGACTCCTACCAACAATCCCTGGCCGTCACTCACGATTCCGTTTCCTGCCGCGTCAGACACTGTTCACGAACCTCCCGAGACACCAGTAATACCACAATCGGCCCGCATATCCAGGTATGACACTGCGCTTAGGGACATCAGTCGGTGCTCTGTTCCTCGTAGTCCATCACCTCAGGCGGGTACATGCCGTAGGCGAGGAACTGCATCTCCTGGGCCAGCGCCGGGTCCACTGGTGGCGTCGCTGGCACCGGGTTGCCCTCGGCATCGGCCGTCATCATGGGCTGCCCGTCCGGTGTCATACCGGTCGCCATCATGTTGAAGGCGGCGATCTGGCTCTGGATGAGGGTGAGGGCACCCTGCTCCTTGGTGTCCTCCAGCATCTCCTCGAAGATCTCCCGGATCTTCTGGTCCGGGAACTGGATCCCGAGGTCGCGCAGCGCGCCGCGGCGGGACTCCAGGCTCATCGCCATCTTGGCCTGGATCTCGTTGATCTTGATGAGCGTGTCCATCGGCATCGGGCTGGGCCAGTCGACGTAGTTCCGATATGACACTGGAGAGGACGGGTCCAGCTGGGGCACCTGGTCGGGCTTCAGCATCGTGGAGGACAGCTGCGGGTTGTACACCGTCAGTTCGGGGGCGTAGATGAAGGCGTGCTTGATGATCAGTTCGTTGATGCGCTGGAAGAAGGGGACGTACTGGATCTTCTTGCGCTCATGCTTCAGCATCAGGGGCTGGTACTGCATGGAGAGCGCCACGCCTGATGTGTTACTGATCGGCTGCATCGTGCCCAGGGCGGCAGCAGGGACGCCCATGAACTCATGCATCGACTGCTTCAGAAGCTCCATGTAGCCGAGGGGGCCGGTGAAGTTGGTCTGAAGCTCCAGGTTCTGGACCTTGGCGTCCTTGTTGCCGATGGCCCACACCTTGCGGGCACCCTTCTCCAGGTTGGAGGCCTTGGCCCCCGTGATCACCGTGACCGGAGCGACGTGGTAGTTGATGATGTCGCTGATCTCGGTGGCCTTCTCGTTGTACTCCCGGTTGAGGGGGATGATGTCGTTGGCATCACCCAGCCCCCAAGGAGACGAGGCCACGGCGAAGTTCTGCGTGTACACGACCGGTATCTCACCGAGCGGGTTGGGCCGCTGGTCGATCATCTCGTCGTTGATGTACTCCTCGATGGTGTCCTCGGTCATCAGTTCGACGTAGGTCATCACCATGCGCGAGCCGTCCTGGGCCGTGCCCCAGAACTTGTACTTCAGCTTGAAGCGGATCATCCGCGAGCGGTCATGCGGATGCCACTCGGGGAAGCAGAAGGCCGGATTCAGAGGGAGTATCCGAATCCGGCCCTCATGCGGCAGACCAGCGGTGTCCATGAACGGCGGCTCGTAGGCCACCTTGGCGAACACGTCACCGCTGACAGCACCCAGCTGGCCGAACTCCATCAGCAGGGCGGGCTTGGAGTTGTGGATCTCCCACACCTCCTTGAGCAGGTAGGGCGTGATGGCCCCAGTGATCTCGGGGGAGTGGAAGTTGATGCCCTTGCCGAAGCTGAAGTTGACCAGGAAGTCGATGAAGGCCCGGACCCAGTTGAAGGTCAGCTGCGGCTCCCCGATCTCACGGCGGTACGCCCACTGGTGGCCCAGGTACCACGCCCAGTTGTTGGCATATCGGGATAAGCGGGGGCCGTGTACCTCGAACTCCTCGTCGGCGAGTTCGACGAGGCCCAGGGGGCTGATGGCGAGGGTGAGGTCA